CCGCAGCTCAAGTTGGTGCATCATTAGACGAATGTCACGTAGTAGTCTCAGACGAAGACGGTTTATGGACAGGAACTAAGAATGAAGTATTAGAAACATTCCCATTTGTTTCTCTTGCTAGTGACGCCAAAGATTCAGTAGGTGCAAGTAACTATTATAGAGACGTAATCGCAAATAAATCAAATTACGTATACTGGTCAGGTCACTCAACAGGAGATGACGGTTCACCAGTTACAGGAACACATGATAGTGGAAATGAACACAGAACATTAGCACAATCTTTATCTGACGCATTTGGTGTAATGACTTTACCAGTAAATGACTCACTTTCAGGTGGTGCAGATGGTAGACACCCAACAGCCGCTCAGAAATACGGTGCATGGCAAACTCATTTTGCAGACGCAGAAACATCAGATATCTCATTCCTAGTTGTAGGTTCTTCAAGAACAGATGACGGTTCAGGTAATGACCAAGATATCGCTGATGATTGGACAACACTTGCAAATCAGGCAATCTTACTTACAGAAGCAAGAAAAGATTGTATTGCAATTATATCACCAAGAAAATTTGACGTGGTAAACGTTGCGTCCGAATCATTACAATCAAGTAGAGTAGTCCAAACAGTTAATACTGCATCAAGTTCTTCTTATGCGGTATTTGATAGTGGTTGGTTATACATTTACGACAGATACAACGACAAATACTGCTGGGTTCCAGGCAATGGACACACTGCAGGTATTATGGCAAGGTCAGACTTATTGAGAGACCCATGGTTCTCTCCTGCTGGATTCAGTAGAGGTCAATACCTTGGTATAACTAAACTTGCATTTAATCCTTCACAATCGTCTAGAGACGACCTATACAGTGCAAGGGTTAACCCAATTGTGACATTCCCAGGCCAAGGAACTGTATTATTCGGTGACAAAACTGGATTAAGTTCACCTTCCGCATTTGATAGAATCAATGTTAGAAGATTGTTCATAGTTCTAGAGAAAGCAATTGCAACAGCCGCTAAAGCACAACTCTTTGAATTCAATGACGCATTCACAAGAGCACAATTTAGAGCTGCTGTAGAACCTTTCTTAAGGGACGTTAAGAACAGACGTGGTCTCGTGGATTTCCAAGTATTGTGTGACGAAACAAACAACACTGATAGTGTTATCGATAGAAATGAATTTGTATGTTCAATCTTCGTTAAACCTAACAGGTCAATTAACTTCATAACACTTAACTTCGTAGCCGCTAGAAGTGGTGTAGAGTTTAGTGAAATATACGGTGCAGTCTAAGGGAGAAATAAATGGCAACAATAGATGAATTTAAAGCGCAACTAATTGCTGGTGGCCCAAGAGCTAATAGGTTTAGGGTCTTTATACCTAGAACAGGTAACAAGATTGAATTCCTATGTCAGGCTGCTCAAATACCTGCAATGCAGGTAGGACAGGTCACAGTGCCTTTCCGTGGAATGAATTTGAAACTTGCAGGGGACAGAACGTTTGACCCATGGGCAGTTACTGTAATCAACGATGTTGAATTCAGTGTAAGAAGTGCCCTAGAAGCATGGCAGACAGATATCAGTCAATTAGACTCAGGTATCGGTGCAATTAATAACGATTACTTGTTATCAAGAGCATTCGTAGAACAGTTAAACAAAGATGACTCAGTCCTTGCGAGATACGAATTTTTCAACATGTTCCCACAATCAATCGGTGCGATTGACTTAAACATGGGGACTGCTGATGAAATTGAAACTTTTGAAGTTTCATTCGACTATTCTCACTGGGAAAGAGTTATTTAATTAAGTGAATACAACCCTTTTAGGGTGGTATAAATATTAGTATGGAAATATTTGGGTTTGAAATATCCCGTAAAAAGGATGAATTACGGAACGTAGAGGTTGCTAAGGCGCCTAGTTTCGTAGCGCCTGTAGAAGATGACGGAACTCCCGTTATTCAACAACAACCAGGCGGTTTCATATCAGGTGGAGCGTATGGTTCCTACATTGATATGGAAGGTGGTATCAAGAATGAGATAGGTCTCATTACAAGATACCGTGAAATATCCTTGATTCCTGAGTGTGACTCAGCAATCGAAGATATAGTTAATGAGTGTATCACATCGGATTCTCAAGACAAGATTGTATCACTCGACCTCGGCGATGTAAAACTCTCCGACAGTATCAAAAATAAGATACAAGACGAGTTCAATCACATTCTTGCCTTAATGAAGTTCAATCAGAACTCTCACGAATTATTCCGAAAATGGTATGTAGATGGAAGAATATACTTCCATAAAGTAGTTGACAATGCACGTCCGAAAGCTGGTATTGTAGACCTTAGAAACATTGACCCTCTAAAAATTAAGAAGGTTAGAAATGTTCAGAAAGGTAAAGCGGACAAAGCAGGTGTTGACGTTATAAAGAAAGTTGAAGAGTTTTATGTCTTCAACGATAAAGGTTTCGATAAATCTTCAGCGAATGACGGAACAACGGTGAAGATTGCCCCTGAAGCGGTATCATATACCACATCAGGGTTGTTAGATTACACAAAGAATGTTGTAATCGGATATTTGCACAAAGCATTGAAGACTGCAAATCAGTTATCAATGATGGAAGACGCACTTGTTATCTATAGGATATCACGTGCACCCGAAAGGAGAATATTCTACATTGACGTAGGTAACCTTCCAAAAGCAAAGGCAGAACAGTATTTGTCTGAGGTTATGAACAAGTATAGAAATAAACTTGTTTACAATGCAGACACTGGGGAAATTAAAGATGATAGAAAACATATGTCTATGTTGGAAGATTTTTGGTTACCTAGGAGAGAAGGTGGACGTGGGACAGAGATATCAACTTTGCCTGGCGGACAAAATCTCTCGGAGATAGAAGACATTGAATACTTTAAGTCGAAGTTATATAAGAGTTTAAGTATTCCAGCTTCTAGAATGGAAGCAGATGCAGGTTTCAATTTGGGACGTGCGTCCGAAATCCAAAGAGATGAACTTAAGTTTAATAAGTTCACAAATAGACTTCAAAAGAAGTTTAGCAGAATATTCATTGACGTTTTAAGAACGCAATTAATATTAAAAGAAATTGTAAAGCAAGAAGAATTTGACAAGTTAGTTAAAGACTTCATACAGTTTGATTATGCAAGTGATAACCACTTTGCGGAGTTGAAAGACGCTGAGATAATCAGAGAAAGGATTGAAACTCTATCAACAGTGGACGAGTATGTCGGTAAGTATTACTCACAAGAGTTTGTTCGTAAGAATATCTTAATGCAAACTGAGGAAGAGATGAGACTTATGGATAAACAAATACAAGATGAAGGCGAAGGCGGAGACGCTGACGGTGAAGACGAATTTGGGGGATTTTAATAAATGACTGAAATAGCAAAAAAGATTGTTGATGAAATAGAACAGGGTAAGTTGCAAGACGCCAAAGATTCTATTTTTGACGGCATAAAAGAAAAAGCTGCCCAAGCAGTAGATATGAAAAGGGTGGAAGCACAGGTTGATTGGATGCATAATGAACCTGAAGCTACAAAAGAGGAAGAGTAATGAAATCCTTTGCGTCTATGTCACGTGAACTTTATGAGGCAAAATTTAAATTGCCTAGAAGACATAAAGAACTAAAAGTGGACAGCGTAAAGGCAGGTGGAAAAAATTACACCATTACTTACACTCAAATGGGTAAAGAAGTATTTGCCTATGTAAATAATAATGAAACTGGGCCTTACGATAATTTAAAGGACGCAGAGAAATCTGTTAAGGAATTATCCAAACTCTTTAAACAAATGAATTTTGAAGGGGTAACAGAAGAGGAAATTTTCAATGAAATTAATTTCAGAGTATAACGAAGCAAGACCGCTAATCGCAGAAAGTAAAGACGGTAAAAAAGATTATTTTATCGAAGGTGTCTTTATGCAAGCGGATATTAAAAACAGAAATGGACGTGTCTATCCTAAAGAAATTATGGAGAAAGAAGTCAAACGTTACATTAAAGAATTCGTAAACGAACAAAGAGCATTCGGTGAGTTAGGACACCCCGAAGGGCCAACTATCAATTTAGACAAAGTATCCCACATGATAACAGAACTACACGAAGACGGTAGTAATTACGTGGGTAAAGCAAAAATTTTAAGCACACCAAATGGTGAGATTGTAAAAAATCTTATTAACGATGGTGCGAAACTAGGTGTTTCGTCTAGAGGACTTGGTTCATTAGAACAAAAGTCGGACGCACAGTATGTTAAATCAGACTTTCAACTTGCAACCGCAGGTGACATAGTCGCAGACCCTTCAGCGCCAGACGCTTTTGTAGATGGTATCATGGAAGGTGTTGAGTGGATTATGGACAACGGTATTCTGAAAAGAAGAGAAATGGAAGAAATGAGAGACCTTTTAAGCAGAGAAAAGAGTGCAAGACTGGAAGAAACAAAAATTAATCTATGGAAAACGTTCGTTAAGAACTTATAACATATAAATAAAAAAGTAAACTCAAACAGGAGAAAAATATGGCAGAGTTAGATACAAACCAAGAAACAGTCTTAGAGGCAGGACAACCTGACGCTAAAGCTGAGAAAGGTGACAAAAACCCGCCTAAGCAAGGTTCAAGTGATGCCGCTAAAATTGAAAGTGGTAAAGCTGATGTCGTCAAACCCGAAGAAAATCCTGTTGACAAAGCTGTCGATTCTGTAAACAAAGCAGAAGATGGAGTCAAAGAGATTTCCAATGACCCTCAACAAAAGGGTGAAGGGAAACCTGAGAAGTCTGAAAAAATCAAAGAAGGCGAAGGCGCTGACGAAGAAGCGGAAGTTTCTGAAGCAGAAGAAAAAGCTCCTTCTAAGATGGAGACAATCAAAGCTATGGTCAACACAATGAAGGAAATGAATAAAGAAGACCTTCAATCGATTTTCTCTTCTATATCAGAAGATGAGGTTGACGAAACTTTGACTAAGGCAGAAATCGCTAGAAATATCGTTGAACTAGTTAAGAAACTAGATGACGAAAAGGTTCAAGAAATGTATGGCAAGATGAAAGGTGTAGAGGACGAGGAAGAGGAAGAAGAACAGGTTAAGAAAGAATCTGTTGACGAAGAAACTTCTGAGGAACTCGAATCTAAACTTGTAGAGATTGAAATTGAAGACGACCTAAATGCAATCTCAGAGGCATTAGACTTGTCAGAAGAGAACCAAGAAAAAGCAAAAACAATATTCAAAGCTGCTGTTCAATCAAAAGTCACGGAAGTGGAAAAAGAATTGAAAGAAGCTTATGAAACAGAATTACAAACCTCAGTAGATAAGGTCAAAGCCGAATTAAGTGAAGCAGTTGACAAATACTTGTCTTACGTTGCTGACGAGTGGACGAAAGAAAACGAATTAGCCATTGAGAGAGGTTTGAAAGCTGAAATGACTGAAAACTTTATTTCAGGATTGAAAACATTGTTCGTAGAACATTATGTTGACGTTCCCGAAGATAAGTATAATGTCATTGACGAGCTTTCTAATCGTCTCGATGAGATGGAAGTTAAACTTGACTCCGAAGTTCAAACAAATATGGACATCGCAGAAGAGTTGAACACTCTCAAGAGAGAAAATGTGGTAAAGGAAGCGTCTTCTGACCTTTCAGAATCACAGAAGGAGAAATTAGAATCACTTGCAAACGGTGTAGACTTCAAAGATGAATCAGACTTCGCAGAGAAGATTGGTGAAATCAAAGAAGCATACTTCGGTATTGAAGGTGAATCAATTTCCGAGGATACAGTTGTAGAAGAAGGAACTGGAACGCTTGAAGACGAAAACTCTTCACCTGTTTTAGACCCTTCACTTCAAAGGTATTCTGACGCAATTAGTAAACTAAAACCATTAGGTTAAATTTAAAGGAGATTAAAAACAATGTTTTTATCTGAAAACTTACAGGAAAAGTGGCAACCTATCCTAGAGCATTCTGAATTACCAAAAATAGAAGACTCTTACAAGAAGGCTGTTACTGCAGTTATCCTAGAAAACCAAGAAAAAGCTCTTAACGAAGATAGAGTTTCCTTGGAAGAAGCTGCACCTTTAAATGCTACTGGCAGTTCTGCTGTATCTAACTGGGATCCAATCCTAATTAGTCTAGTAAGACGAGCTATGCCTAACTTGGTTGCTTACGACATTTGTGGTGTTCAACCAATGACTGGGCCAACAGGACTTATCTTTGCTATGAAAGCAAGGTATAACGACTACCCAACTCAAGGACGTGAGAACAAAACTGAAGCGCTTGGCGTGGACGAACCTCATACTCCTTATTCGAGTGCGGCTCAGACAACTTCAGCTGGTGCATTAACAGCTGCAATCAGTGACCCATTTGACACTAGTTCACCTTCTTATGAAGACACAACTGGTTCAGGTATGTCTACTGCATCTGCAGAAGCATTAGGTGATGTCGAAGCTTCCAACGGATTCGCTCAAATGGCTTTCACAATTGAGAAAGCTACAGTAACTGCTAAATCAAGAGCACTTAAAGCGGAATACACTTTAGAATTGGCACAAGACCTTAAAGCAATTCACGGTCTAGACGCTGAATCTGAACTCGCCAACATACTATCATCTGAAATCCTTGCGGAAATCAACAGAGAAGTAGTAAGAAACGTTAACATACAAGCTAAAGTAGGTGCATCTGCAACTGCTTCTAGTGGAACATTCAACTTAGATGTTGATGCTAACGGACGTTGGTCAGTTGAGAAATTCAAAGGTCTATTATTCCAAATAGAAAGAGAATCAAATGTAATCGCAAAAGAAACAAGACGTGGTAAAGGTAACTTTATCCTTTGTTCTTCTGACGTTGCATCTGCTTTATCAATGGCTGGTGTATTAGATTATACTCCTGCGCTTAACACTGACATTAACGTTGACGATACTGGTAATACTTTTGCTGGTGTTTTAAACGGTAGAGTTAAAGTTTACATCGACCCATATGCTGGTGTTGATTACTTAACTGTCGGTTACAGAGGGTCTAACCCTTATGACGCTGGACTTTTCTATTGCCCATACGTTCCATTACAAATGGTTCGTGCCGTTGGTGAGAATACTTTCCAACCAAAAATTGGTTTCAAAACTAGATACGGAATGGTATCTAACCCATTCGTAGGTTCTACACCTGCTAATGGACTAGCTTCTGCTGGAACAAACCAATACTACAGAAAGTTCGCAGTATCTAACATTCTATAAGAATAGTTACATCCGAATTAAAAACCCCACCTTTCGGTGGGGTTTTTTTTGCACTAAATAATATTGTATAGTATTCACTATACTCCATAAGTCATGGGTTAAAAGACTACATTCGTTCATCCACCCTAAATGTAGAGGTGGACGGAAGTAGACAGGAAAACCTCTTTCTTCATATAAGAAAGGCAAGCAAGTAGGCAGTCAGCCGAACGAGACCGAAAGTCGAAGGAACGCATTTTTTATTTTAATCAATTAAGATAGGAGATGATATGACTAACAGATATAGAGGTATCTCATACAATCCGTCTGAATTAGAAACTCCAAAACGTAAAGGTTTTGAAGGTATCTACAGAGGACAGAAGCATGGTGCTATCAAAAATGTTAAGTCAACTCAAACATCAGGTATATACCGTGGTGTTAAATGGGTTGCTTAATGTTCTAAATACGATTGATACAATCATTCGTGCAGGACGGTAGTATCGAAGGGGGAAGACTTAACATCTTCCCCTTTCTTTTTATGTGTCCTAATTGTGACAATTGTGTGACAGTTTGGTGTCTAAATACTAGTATGGAAAATATATTTAATATACTAATATTGTTAATGATACCGTGGGCATTTGTAGGAATATATCTTTTAGCGAGTGACATGTCTTTCCATAAAATGATGAAATCGGGTAGAATTAGCAAAGTAGCAAACAAAGTTCTGAGGTAGTTTAAAAATACCTAAATAGGTATATGACTACGATTAATAAATCTATACTCCAAAAGAACAACTTTAGACTTCTCATAGACAAGGTTCCAACTGTGGAATACTTTGTGAGAACTGCAAACGTGCCTGGCATTTCCTTTAGTGAAACTGCTGTGCCAGCAGGTATTGGACTGGACGCATATTTCCCAGGCGATAAAGTTGAATTTGAAAAGTTATCCGTATCGTTTTTGGTAGACGAAGATTTAGAAAACTTTAAAGAGATTTATAATTGGATGGACGCTATTGTTCCAATACAAGACCCGACAAAATATAAAACTCTTACAGGAACAACTGCAACAAGAACAAATGCATATTCAAGTGCAGGTAGTGATTTGAGTCAATATAGCCAAATTACACTTGTCCTAAATACTAATAAGAATATACCAAACAGATTCTTTAAATTTTATGACGCATTTCCAACGTCACTAAGTGGATTGGAACTTGCATCAGGAGAGAGTGGTGAAGCTGTCGTATGTAGCGTAGAATTTAGATTTACGTATTATGAGATAGGAACCACTAGTTAAAAACAACTTTTCGTGATATAATTATAGTATGAACTTAGAAGAACTCAGAAAGGAGTGGTCTAAGGATTGTGAAATTGACGATATCGAACTAGATAAATCGTCTTTAGAAGTCCCTAAACTACACGCAAAATATCAAGAATTCTTGACTGATAATATATTGGTCTTGAAAAATCTAGAATTCCAATACAATACCCTGCTTAAAAATAAGTGGTTATGGTATAACGGAAAAATGTCTGAACAACAAATCAAAGAACTTGGTTGGGAAGACGACCCATTTGACGGTCTCAAAGTCATGAAGAATGATATGCAGGTATGGTATAACGCTGACCAAGACTTACAGAGAATGAGTGGTAAAGTAGAGTATCAGAAAATCATTATCAACTTCTTAAAAGAGTGTATGCAAAATATCACTTGGAGACACCAAACAATCAAAAATACAATCGACTGGCGTAAATTCATGGCGGGACAATGATACTCAAAAATTACATGTATACAGCACCTGAATACTTTACTAAAGAAGAGGTTGCACAAATTCATCAACATGCCAAAACAGTTCCTTTGGATATGGGTAGAACAGGTCATGGACAGGAAGACCCTGACAGTCCGCCCGAAAACGAAGAAGTTGGTTTAAACAATGAAATAAGACAATCGAAAGTAAAATGGTTTACTGCGCCTGGCCCATATCAAATGCCTGATAATATCAATGAAAAAATTCATGCGATAGTAAATCAAGGAATGTCTGAGTGTGAATGGAATTTTACATTAGACTTTGTAGAGAATTATCAGTATACAATTTATGAACACAATCCACACTTACCTACAGGTGATTTTTATACGTGGCATACTGACCATGGTGGTGAGATTCGGAATGATACAGGAATGCCACACCATAGAAAAATTAGTATGACTATACAACTATCAGACCCTTTAGATTATGAAGGTGGTAAGTTTCAGTGGTTAGAACCCAATCCACAATATGACAGAATAAAGTTTCGTGATAAAAAACTTGATATCGATTCAGCGATTAGAACATTACCCTTTAGTGCACAAGCGATAGGTTCAATTTGTTTATTTCCAAGTTGGGTATATCACCAAGTAACGCCAGTAACAAGAGGAACGAGAATATCAATCGTTGGTTGGTATAATGGCCCACCATGGACTTAAAAATCTCTAAAGTCAATGAAGTCTTTATGAAGATTTCGTGTGACGACTCAATTGCAAAAGACCTACACGATTATTTTTCGTTTAAAGTTCCTAACGCAAAATTTATGCCTTCCTATAAGAACAGACGTTGGGACGGTAAAGTTTATCTGTTTAGTATTAAAACCCACAAAATTTATATTGGTTTACTACCATACATTGCTGAATTCTGTGACGAAAGAAAATATACTCATGAAGTAGAAGCGGACGTTGTTCAAAAAAATGTAATGAGTGAAGACGACCTTGTAGAGTTTATCGAATCATTACACCTTCCATTTGAACCTAGAGACTATCAAATAGACGCATTTAAAAAGAGTGTAGAGTATGGTAGAAAACTTTTAGTCTCACCTACTGCAAGTGGTAAGTCATTAATCATTTATATGTTAGCAAGATACTATAATAAAAAGACCGTTGTTATAGTTCCGACTACTTCACTTGTTGAACAAATGGCAAAAGATTTTGTAGAGTATGGATATGATAAAAAGATTTGTAAAATTTATAGTGGTCAACCTGTGTTCGATTCAGAGATTACGATTACAACTTGGCAGTCTTTATCTAAAGCACCTGTTGACGTATTACAAAAATTTGAAGTAGTTGTTGGAGACGAGGCACATTTATTTAAAGCAAATGTATTAAAAGGTATCTTGGAAAAAATGAGAAATACTTCAATACGTTTTGGGACTACAGGAACATTAGACGGAACAGAAGTCCATAGGTTACAATTAGAGGGACTTTTTGGGCCTGCAAGTAAGGTTGTATCCACTTCTGACCTTATTGAAGAGGGGACTATTGCAAGTATCGATATTGATGTTATCATTTTAGAACATGAAAAAATGTCTAAGGTAAAGTATCAAGACGAAATGGAATACCTCGTAAGTAATGAAAAACGAAATGACTTTATATGTAATTTAATTTATTCACTAAAAGGAAATACGCTTTGTCTGTTTCAGTATGTAGAGAAACATGGATTCATATTACACCACATAATGAAAGACAGAGTAAAAAATTTACATTATGTTTATGGTGGAACAGATACAAAAGATAGGGAAGAGATTAGAGGATTGGTGGAGAAACAAGATGACGCAGTTATCCTAGCTTCATACGGCACCTTTAGCACAGGTGTTAACATAAAGAAGATTGATAACATAGTTTTTGCTTCGCCTTCTAAATCAAGAATACGAAACTTACAATCTATTGGACGTGGATTGAGAAAAGGTAATGGTAAAGAATCACTTAGGTTGTTTGATATTGCAGACGATTTATGGGGAGATAATTACACATTACGACATTTAAAAGACCGTATAAATATCTATAACGAAGAGAACTTTCCTTACAACATTAAACAATTTAAATTATGAACTACCTAAATACTAATATGGACAACGTAACTTCACTAGCACCAAACAGATACGAGGTTGTAAAACTTAAAACTGGTTTGGATATAGTTGGTATGGTTAGAGATACAGGGGAAGGAATACACATTACACTTCCTATGATTTGTCAACTATCATTGACACCTACAAACGATACCTTATCAACTTTTATACCGTATGCACCTTTGAGTGCAGAACCAACTTTGTTTATTGGTAATGTTGATATTATTCACAGAAATAAACTTAACGAGCAATTCGTTAGTTATTATGATAGTGCATCTGCTAGGTGGTTAGAAATGGTAGAGAATGGAACCATACCAGTTAAGTCAGGTAAGGAATATTCAGAAGACATTAGAACCTATGTTGATAAAGCAATGAAGTCAATTATAGATGCAACAGGTGGCCCAATCACACCCGAAGAATTAAGAAGACTTGAAATCTTGGAAGACGAAGAGTTTGACCTAGAACAAGAATACGAACAACACCTTATAACAAAAGGTAAAAAAATATTACACTAATGGAAGAAGGAATGAAAAATTTTGACCACTTACTACACCAGTATTGGAGTTCCGATAATTCTAAAAAGGCAGAAGTATATTTAACTGACCATGGATATGGTTGTCGTTACTATGAAGACAAAGTATGGAAACAAGATGTTATCTATAAAAACCATTCAGAATCCTACGCAGAGTCGGCCGCCGAGAATTATGTGTTAGGAATTTTACAGTTATAAATAAAACGGAATGATATAACGATTAGTTATATTTCCTTATCACTACGAATTATAGGAGAAACCATGACCTCAATTGCATACGCAATGAAGAGCATGGTGCGAAGAGTTGACGGACTAAGAGAAAACAAAACAGTTTGTGTTTTCTGCGATGCGGTTCAAATGATAACATACATGTCTCTTCCTATTGCAATACCATTTATTATTATGTATTTGGCAATGAACCAATACTGATATAAGCTGCTCGGGCGCATTGCTATTATTACATTAGAATCTAGATTTGTCTAGAGGATTTTCCATAAATTATCAAAAAAAAACCCTCTTACAAATTACTAAGTAATATCATATAATGGATACATGACTAAACAGAAAAAACAATATACATACAAAGAGGCAACTCCTGAACAAATTAAGGAGTGGCATGAAACAGAAGGCAAATGGTGGGGCGATAGAGCATTAACATTTGTTGTAATTGCAAGTATACTACAATTTGGAACATTAATGTTCATGTTGTTTAATTTTTGGGTTATTGACTTAATGACGAACTAATAGGTATTCTAGTTAAATAAATACTAGAAAGCCTCTTACATATTAGTAAGTATTAACATATAATAGATACATGACTAAAAAAACCACTGATAAGAAACAAGCGGAACATTACGTAAATAATAAAGAGTTTACAGCTGCCGTTGCGGAGTATAATGCGTCCGTTAAACTTGCAGAAGAAAAAGGTAAACAACCACCAAGAATGACTGAATATATTGGTGAATGTATTTACAAAATTGCGACTCGCTTATCCACACGTCCAAACTTCATTAACTATACCTATAGAGATGAAATGATTTGTGACGCAATAGAAAACTGTTTACAGTATATCAATAATTTTAATGTTGAAAAATCTAACAATGCATTCGCATACGTTACTCAAATTTGTTACTACGCATTCTTAAGACGTATACAAAAAGAGAAAAAACAAGTATTCATTAAACAGAAACAAATCGAAGCAGCTGGAGTCACTATGGACGCATACACTACCATAGACGGTTCTCATGACCCAACATTCGTAAATACAAATGTAGAATGGATGCAAGAACACATGAATCACGTGGAATATGAACCACGTAAAAGTAAAAAGAAGGCAGGTAAAGCTAAGGCAAACCTAGACCAAGATTTGAGCAAAACAAACACTTAATGAAGATAGCTATTTTGAATGACACCCATTGTGGTGTTCGGAACGATATGGTTGAAATGTCTGAATACCAAGGACGTTTCTATGAAGAGATATTTTTTCCATATCTAGATAAACACGATATTAAACATATCATTCATATGGGTGATTATTTTGATAGAAGAAAATTCATAAACTTTGCGTCCATGCAAAGAAACATAGAACACTTTGTAAAACCTATGCAAGACAGAGGCATTACAATGGATTTAATTATAGGTAATCATGATACCTATTATAAGAATACCAACGAAGTAAACTCACCCGCCTTATTATTATATGGTCAACCAAACATAACTGTATACGAAGAACCTATAGTTAAAGACTATGACGGTTTAGATATCGCACTTGTTCCATGGATTAATAATGAAAACTATGCAGACAATATAGAATTTTTTCAATCCGCACCTGCACCTATTTGTATGGGTCACTTTGAAATAGAAGGTGCCATGATGAATCCTGCAATGGTGTGTTCACATGGATTAAGTGCAAGTTATCTTAAGAGATTTGAAAAAGTATACAGTGGACACTTTCACCACAAAACAGATATAGAAAATATACGTTACGTAGGTTCTCAAATGCAATTCACTTGGTCAGATTTTGGAGACGAAAAATATTTTCATATCTTCGATACTGATACAAGGGAAATGTTACCTGTGCATAATCCATTAACAATGTTTGAAAAGGCATTCTATAATGATACTGAAAAAACTTTTGAAACAATTGCTAATGACGATTATGAAAAATACAGAGGGAAGTTTGTAAAAGTAATCGTAATAGAAAAGGAAAATCCTTATTGGTTTGATACTTTCCTAGACAAACTTCATGGGGTCAATCCTTTACATGTTTCAGTAGTAGACGATAATAAACATATGGATTTCTTTGACGATGAAGAGATAGAAAATATCGAAGACACATTAACAATTTTATCAAAGTATGTTGAAGGTCTAGAAATACAAGGTAAGAAAAAGGAACTAGACAAAATAATGAAGTCGTTATACCATGAAGCATTGGAAGAACATAACTTTTTATGATAAATTTTAAAATAGTAAGATATAAAAACCTATTATCAAGCGGTAACAAGTTTACCGAAATTAAATTAGACAAACATCAAACAACTCTTATCCTAGGGGAAAATGGTAGTGGAAAGTCTACACTTCTTGACGCCTTATGTTTCGGATTATACGGACGTGGATTTAGGAATCTAAAAAAAGACTTACTTATCAATTCAATTAACGGTAGAGACCTTATGGTTGAAATAGAATTCTCTATCGGCACAAAAAACTATAAAGTAATCCGTGGTGCAAAACCAAACAAGTTTGAATTATATCTTGATGATGTTATGTTGAATCAAGACGCAAACGTAAGAGATTACCAAGAACAATTAGAAAAACAGATTTTAAAAATGAGTTTCCGCTCATTTACCCAAGTTGCAATCTTAGGTTCTGCTAACTTTACTCCTTTCATGCAATTAAAAGCAAAAGAAAGAAGAAACTTAGTAGAAGACTTATTAGATATTTCTATCTTCTCTACTATGCAAGACATACTAAGGAAGAGAATCGCAACACATAAGAATGAAATTACTGAGACTGGTCATGACATAAAAATTATGGAAGAAAGGATTCATGGATTGAATGAACAAGTTAATGTGCTTCGTGAGGACAGAGATAAAAAAATCTCTAAGTATGAATCCACTGTTGGGGAGACCCAAGATAACATTAATCAACTCATGGAGAAAATAGATGAAAAGACGAAAGATGTGGTGGCGCAAACACGACTTATCGAGGATAAAGATTCTAAAGAAAATAAACTCACAGAATTGTTGGACTTGGAACGACAACTCGAAGCGGCTCGTAAGAAAGCAATTAGAGAAATCAAATTCTACGAACAAAACGATGAATGTCCCACCTGTGAGCAGGGTTTAGATGAAGAGCACAAGAAGACGCATATTAAACAGAAGGAGACTAAGAAGACGGAGTTGTCAAATGCACTCCAAGAGATTGAAGGACAAATCGGAAATTGTTCCAATAGACTTGAAGAAATCAGAGGAATCCAATCCGAAATAGAAGAAATTCAAAAGAAAATTAGTTTACTTCAAACTGAGGTAGTATCCAATCAAAAGTATATTTCTAAATTACAAAAAGAAATAGAAGATTTGAAAACAGAAGCTACTGCAGGTTCAGACGCAGAAACTAAAATCATAGACACAGAAGATAAACTTGAAGTTCTTTTACAAAAGAAAGAAAATCAAACTGAGACTTCTCATTACTATGATATCGCTTCAACTCTATTAAGAGACGAAGGTGTCAAACAAAAGATAATCAAACAATATGTTCCTATCATGAACAAACTAATTAACAAATATCTAGCACAACTAGAGTTCTATGTTGGTTTTGAAATTGACGAATCTTTTGAAGAGACAATCAAGTCTAGATTCAGAGACGTATTTAAATACGATAATTTCTCTCAGGGTGAAAAGATGAGAATTGACTTATCATTATTATTCACTTGGAGAAGTATTGCAAGAATGAAAAATAGTGTGAACACTAACTTACTAATTCTTGACGAGGTATTTGACAGTAGTTTAGATAGTGCTGGAACAGACGACTTTCTTAAATTACTAAATGGTATGCCTGAAAGAACAAATGCATTTATAATATCCCACAAAGGTGACGCATTATATGATAAATTTAATGACGTATTAAGGTTTGAGAAATATAAAAACTTCTCAAGAGTAGCGGAATAGATAAATAGTAACATGAAATCATTCTCACAATTCACAGACAAAGTTACCGTAAGGAATCCCAAACATGTGATTCGTGAATTAACTGTATCTCCTCACTATAAAAATAAAAATGGTTTCAATCCTTTTTATGTTTTAGATATAGATACTGATAAGGACGTAAAACCCACAGTTGGTGCTGGACAAATTCTTTACAAATCTGTAGAAAATCCTAGTGGCGAATTGATAAAGAAACTCGGTAATGGTAAATACTATTTTCAAGTTGTAGTAGACGGTTCAGATACACCCTATTATGTTCAATCTACCAAGTCAAATGTAAAGTCACACTTTGGAAGTAAAAGTAGAAAAGATTCTACTGCTTCTTCTAATGTAAACGAACTACTAACTGTTCACTTCTTAATACACCCTGACCAAATTCAAAACCAATTTGATTTTGAAAAATGGGTTGCAGGACAGAGTGGCGGAACAGGGGTTCTTGCAGGTTCAGGTAAAGAAGTTACTTATGAAGATATCGTAATGTTATTAGACAAAGACGAAACTTCATTAAGAGATATTCTTATCGGAATGAATAATGCAAAAGCAGTTGCACAAGATTTAAAAGGTAGAACAATTAAAAATGTGTATTGGGTTCCAAGAGGTAAACCTGCAGGGATTGGTGGTAAGAATCCTTCGGACGTTATAGTTCAAACTGCAGATGGTTATCAAGGTTACTCAAACAAAATATCAGGTGGTGCAGACGCTACACCTAAAATTAATACAAACATAGTTGCATTCTATTCTAAAGTAGGTGACAAAGGACAAGTTGGTAGGATTCAATCTATGATTGATAATGCATGGAATACTGCAGGTTCAATGATAGACCCTAAAAGAAAAAATGCTTATAAAGCAATCAACTCATTCAATATCAAAAAAGAAAAGTTTAGTGAATCTGCTTCACAAAGAGCATTCGCTACTATCGCAAAGGAATTTGCAAAAGACGGTTTAGATTTTTATACCACTGATATGTATTGGCCTTTTAGAAATACATTGTTAGAAGACTTTTCAAAATATGTATCCTCACCAAAAAACTTATTATACTTTCTAAATACTATGGGTTACTATACGTATGATGACCCAAATGCAACCCCATGTCCTTATAAATTATTAATAGGTAGTGAAAAGGGTTCTACAATTAAAGAAGTAAGTGGTGACGATAGCACAAGACAAATGTTAATGTCAGATAACACACGTGACTTTAGTGGAATCAAAACGTCATATGACGGTAAACAACAGACTTTTAAATTATCATGGACTTATAAACCTTTAAAGATTTCAGCTGAAATGCCAGTTGTTTTGAGAACAAGACAAGCAGGGGGTTGGGCAGGTAAGTCTTTATATATCACCAGTAGTGGAATAAAATAATATGTATGAATTAGTTGAAGAGGCTGCCAAAGTCCTACGTAATCCTACCGAAAAGTTTGATTTCGATAATCCGCAAACAGACCCAAAAGAATTACAAGACGGTCTTGTAGAAACCATGGAAAAATATGGTGGACTTGGTTTAAGTGCTAATCAAGTTGGTGTAGACTTAAGTGTATTTGTTATGCAAACACAGGACGAAGGAATAGTTGCATTTTTCAATCCTGAGTTAGTTCAGATATCTCAAGAAACAGAAATGATGAAGGAAGGTTGTCTATCTTTTCCTGACATATATATTATGCTAAAGCGACCAAAAGTAGTGGTAATGGATTACCAAACAGTTGACGGTGAAAAACGTTCAATTCAATTAGAAGGTATTGGTGCAAGATGTGTGCAACATGAAATAGACCACCTGAACGGTATTATATTTTTACAACGTGCATCACAATTAAAAATAGAACGTGCTCTAAAGGCAAGACCAAAAGAAAGAGCAAGAAGATTAGATTATGAAAGAAGAAGAGCAATCGCAGAAGAAATCCGTAGAGTTCAATCTGATTCAGATTCCCGAAGTAATAACGGAGAAGGAAGCGAGGGAACTGATAATGTTCCACAAAACGCATCCGCATCTGCTTAAAGAAGATTCAGCAGAACACTACAATAATAAAAAGATACCTATTGAGAGTATTCAGACTCAATGGATTCGTAATTTAATCAGAAAACTTGAATTCTTGGTTGTCAATGAAGTATCTCACACTGTATTTCCTGAACAATCTGAAATAATGTTCCACCCTATTGGTTCCTCAATTCCTAGTCATGTAGATGTATATGATACAATGGAAGGGGAAACCATAGTTCCTAAATCAGAATGGGCTGCTGTAGTCTATCTGAATCAAGACTACAAAGGCGGAACTTTAAGGTTTGACCCATGCGAAGAACTTCCTATGGGTTTTGAATACCAACCTATCGCAAGAGAAATGGTAATCTTCCAAGGAATGGAGTTCAAACATTCCGTCTCAAAAGTATATCGAAACAATAGATATACCCTACCTATGTGGTTCACCACAGATTCTAATGACATTCGAGTCGAACACCCTATAATCTAGCTGTTGACAATGACACTCATTTAGTGTTAGCCTTATCTTGTAACTGAGAAAAGGAGTTAAATCAATGAGTTGCGAATATAGGGAAATTTTCCTTGAAGCCAAGTATGAAGAAGGACTGGCCAAGGGACTTTCAGAAGAAGAAGCAGTCGCATATGCACTACAATGTGCAGAAGAGTCTGAATAAAGTAAATGAGCTGTTGACAGTGACAGCACTTTTTTAGTAAGCTAGCCACATGAATGAGAAATTAACCACACAAAAAGACAATCTTGCAAGACTAATGGCGGGTGAAAACCTGACTGTAGTCCATAAAAGAATACCTACTGCATATTTTGACGTAAAGAACAGGGTTCTTGCATGTCCTATATTCAAGAATGATATCAGTCCTGCTTTATATGACTTGTTTATGGGTCACGAAGTTGGACACGCATTGAACACACCTTATGAAGGTCTTCATAGTGCACTAGAAAAAAACAGAACATTAAAAGGATATCTTAACGTTATTGAGGACGTTAGGATTGAGAAAGCAATCAAGAACAAATACCCAGGCTTGAGACCTCAGTTCTTCAAAGCATACAAAGAATTGATTCAAAGAGACTTCTTTGGAATCAAGGGTAAAGACGTAAACAAACTTTCATTAATTGATAGAATCAACCTACTTACTAAAGTGGGTTCTACTGCAGGTTGTGAGTTTACGCCAGAAGAATTCAAGTTCGTTGAAATGGCAGAAGCATGTGTGACGTGGGAAGACGTTGTTGTCTGTGCTACTGCGATTTATGAATGGTCAAAAGAAAACGAACAAAGAACTCAAGAAGACCAAGCGGTCTCTACTCTTCCACAAGATATCCCTGACTTTGACGATGAAGACGAAGAAGGTGAAGAGGGTCAATCAGGTGGATTCGGTGACGAAGAAGACGAAGAAGAAGGTGACGAAGAGTCTCAAGGTTCTTCAAGTGAAGAAGGTGATTCTCTTCCTGACGCTCCTGAATCAGAAGAAGGTGAAGGTGAAGAGGGTGATGAAGAGTCAGAAGAAGAAGGTGGACAAGGTGATATCTCTTCTAAACAAGGTGGCACATCTGCAAACATTCCCGAAGGTTCTCATTCTGATGATGAAGACGGTGCAAGGGAATCAATCACTGAATACAATGCACATAACAATGAAGATATGTTTGTAGAAGACGCTCCGATTGTTAGAAAAACTATCAACCTTGCAGATACTAGAATGTTCAGGAAGGGTGGTGAGGCAGAAAACATGGTTGTGTCTTCTGAGGAAATTGTCAAAGAATTCAAAAGTTGGTATGAAAAAGAAAAAGCAGACATAGACTTTACTATTGAAGCTGCTAACTTCTCTTACAAAAAAGTCGTGGACAAAAACAAATCTCTAATTTCCCACATGGCGAAAGAATTTGAGATGAAACAGAATGCAATGAGAAGTGTCAAAGCGTTCCAAGGTAAAACTGGAAAACTTGATATGAATGCTGTTGCTAAGTATCAAGTCATGGACGATATCTTCAAGAGGGTTACTTACCTTCCTGACGGTAAAAATCACGGTGTCGTGGTTCTTCTTGATTGGAGTGGTTCTATTCATGCTTCTGTTAAAAACTTACTGGAACAATCTTTCATTCTTGCTGAGTTCTGTAAGAAGGTAAACATTCCTTACAAAGTGTATGCTTTCTCTGACCAATGGAGAAGTAATGAGGGTGAATACAGAAGAAGCGAGAACGTTTTACTTGAACTGTTTTCTAATGGTAAAAGTAAAATGACTCAAAAAGAAATGCAAACAGTGTTTGGAATTATCTACAACCAATACATTACTGCTGAGACTAGAAACTGGAACAAGTCAGAAGAGATTCTTGAAGAATGGTTTGGTAAGTTGTTTGAAGGTAAATCAGTTTGGAGTTACGTAAATGGTTTGGACGCTCCATACAAAGTCAGACTTGGTGGAACACCACTTGACAATTCACTTCTTGCAATGAGAAAAATTCTTCCTGAGTTCAGAAGTGACAATCAATTAGAGAAATTAATTCTTACAGTAATCACTGACGGATTTTCTCATGACAGTCCATACCTGAGACAAGGTTACGGACTTGAAGATGACTTGAAAGAACAATTGAAAGAAGGCGAAGATAGTTGGGACATTGAAAAACACACCTACATTACTGACCCTTATTCAAGAAAAACTTATGAATACATTGTTCCTAAAAAAACTGGTAGATATAACAGATACGAAAGAAATGACTGGGATAAAACTGCTAACCTGCTTGACTGGTTGAACAAAGAAACTGGTGCTATAGTTACTGGATACTTTGCTCTAGACAGAAAACAAGACTTCTATGGTCTTATGAATGCATGTTCTGACTTGAAGACAGAAATTGAAGACAAGTTCGGATATGATGACGGTTACAGAAAAACTTGGGGTCAAATCAGAAAAGAAGGTTTGGTATTCAAGACTCATGGTTATGGAAAACTTTTTGTTTGCTGTTCTTCAAACTTGAAAACTGTGAATGATGAATTATCTGATGACCTGATAGGTGCTAAGAAATCAACACTGCTATCTAACTTCAAGAAAAACAGAAGTGGTAAAGTTGGTTCAAGATTTTTAACTAATGAATTTATAAAGGAGATTGCATAATGACTTTTGAAGAATTCGCAAATTACATGTTCGTTGAGAACTGTATTGAAAGGAAAGCATGGGGTGAAAAACCTTATGCTAATGTAAGTGAGTATTTCAGTGACGGAACTAATTCCGAATTCCTGATTAAAAAATGGAGAAATGAGTATGCTTAAAACTAGAGACCCCTTGAGGGTAGACCCGATTTATTATGTCAACATTGACGGTATGAATCATTCTGCTTTTGCAGATGCGGTTATGGACGTTGGTGACCCACCATGTGTAGCGAATAACTGCGATAGGGTATCCAAATGTGCTGAAGAAGGAGTGGAGTGCTTCGCATTCAGGATATGGGTGAATAATGGTGGTGATTTGAACGAAAAACAGGTCAAAAAAATGGGTAAGTTACTTCAACCATGCAAATAGCTGTTGACAGTGACCTCACTTTTTTGTTAGCCTATACACATGATGAGAAATTATTTAATAACTAAGGAGACTATATGAGTGCATCTTATGATAAAAATGAGTCGATTACCGTTGACGGTAAATCGTTTCATTACACGCCTGACAGGAAAGAGTTCCTAGAAGGTCTAATAGGTAAGTATCCTAATCAGACTTCCTTTACGAAGGAAGAGATTGAGACACTAGGACACGTGCCTTACTGGTTGAACAATACCAAAAGGTATCCGTTCAAAACGTCCACGGACAACGGGACTATCTTCAATCTTGAAGCAGTTGTGAGTGGTTACAATGGTGGTTATGAACCTGAGACAGTGGTTCCTATCGCACCAGTTAAATCTGCCCCGATTCCTGCGGTTGCAAAACCTCAGCAGTCACCAGTCGCAATGAAGACTGAAATGGCAGATATCAACCTCTTGAATGATTCAGTAAAAATCATTCCTGAGAAAATGTCTAACTATGTTCCTTTTGGTCACTTTGCTGACGTTAAGAACATAATCAAGTCTGATATTTTCTTTCCAGTGTTTGTTACTGGATTGAGTGGTAACGGTAAAACCTTAATGGTTGAACAAGTTTGTGCTCAATTGAAGAAGGAACTTTACAGGGTCAACATTACGATTGAGACTGACGAAGATGATTTAATGGGTGGTCACACTCTTGTCAATGGTAACATTGTCTACAGAGAAGGCCCTGTTATCAAGGCAATGAGAAAAGGCGCTGTCCTGCTTCTTGACGAAGTTGACTTGGGTTCAAACAAGTTGATGTGTCTTCAATCAGTTCTTGAAGGTAAAGGTTACCTAATCAAGAAAACTGGTGAGTGGGTTACTCCTGCTAAAGGTTTCACTATTCTTGCTACTGCAAATACCAAAGGACAAGGTTCCGATGACGGTAAGTTTGTAGGGACTCAAATCATGAACGAAGCAATGCTTGAAAGATTTGCGGTCACAATGCAACAGGAATATCCACCTGTAGCGACTGAGAGAAAAATCCTTTCTAAGGAAATGGCTCTAAGTGGTGATGTTGACATGGACTTCTGTGAGAAGTTGGTTGACTGGGCGGACGTTATCAGAAAAACTTTCTACGAAGGTGCGATTGATGATGTCGTGACTACTAGAAGACTGGTGCACATTGTCAATGCATTTAGAATGTTTGGTGACAAACTCAAGTCCATTGAAATGTGTATCTCAAGGTTCGATGAAGAGACTAGAATGTCTATCCTTGACCTCTACACTAAGATTGACGCTGGTGTTAATCCTTTTGAAGAGGTGGTCGAAGAGGGTTCAGAAGAAAATTCTGAAAACCCTCTAGACGAAGATGACTTCTAAGTCTATAATAGACGTATGAGTATTAATTACAAATACAACGAGAGAGAACTCCTGAGTGAGTTCTCTTCGTATATAGACAAGACTTATGACCAACATTATAGTCACAATCAATTTCAGGCAACTGAATTTATTATGGACAGTGGTCATGGTGAGGGTTTTTGTATCGGGAATATTATGAAATATGCCCAAAGATACGGAAAAAAAGATGGGTATAATAGAGCAGACCTTTTGAAAGTAATCCATTATGGATTTCTTGCTCTTAACAATCATGATAGGAGACTAAAACGTGATGAAAATAAGTAATGAAACGAAGGAAGTTCTAAAGAACTTCTCTACGATAAACTCTGGCATTAAAGTAAGTGCTGGAAACAAATTGGAAACTATTTCCAATATGAAGAATATACTTGCGGTTGCAACGGTTAATGAATCGTTCCCACAAGGATTTTCTGTGTATAACCTACCTGAATTCTTAGGTGCGACTTCTTTATTTGAAGACCCCGACTTTCAGTTCAACGATGCAGCTATGACTGTTACGGATAACAATTCGTCAATGTCATATTTCTATGCAAGTGAAGGTATGGTTACTTCACCTGAGAAAATGATAACTATGCCTGAAGCAGAAATATCATTTGATATCAGTAGCACACTATTAAACGACTTGAACAAAGCGTCTAGTGTATTGGGTGTATCTGATTTAGTTCTTGAGTCAGACGGGACAACTATATCTTTGACCGTTAAAGACAAAAAGAATTCAACAACAAATACATTTAGCAGGATAGTAGGAACAGGAACAGGTGCTACATTCGCTATGAACTTCAAGATTGAGAACTTGAAAGTTCTTGCAGGTAACTATACAGTATCTGTATCAAGTAAAGGGATATCTAATTGGAAAAACAAAGATATCGACTTAGAGTATTTTATTGCACTGGAACCTGACTCAAAATTTAATGCCTAAAGGCATATATATAAAGTGTTAGTGTTATGCCAGTCTCTGTAATACTTTCGGGAGTGACCCTTCTCATCACACTACTAGGGTGGGTCACGCCGTAAAATCGGTGGGGATTTTACAACCATTTGAGAGACTAATATTATGAACAATGAATTTTTATTTGTAGAGAAGTATAGACCGTCAAAAGTTGACGAGTGTGTGCTTCCAAGTGGTCTATATGAGACCTTTAAAGACATAGTAGAAACAGGTGAGATACCTAACCTACTATTAAATGGTTCTGCTGGTTGTGGTAAGACAACTGTCGCAAAAGCGATATGTAATGAATTAGGAGCAGACTATATTGTAATCAACGGTTCAGACGAAGGTCGATTAATCGATACTCTAAGAACCAAAATCAAAAACTTTGCGTCCACGACAAGTTTACAGGGAGGCCCAAAGGTAGTTATTCTAGACGAAGCAGACTACATAAGCGCCGAATCTGTTCAACCTGCATTACGTGGATTCATTGAAGAGTTCAGTTCTAATTGCAGATTCATTATGACCTGTAATTTCAAGAACCGAATAATCAATCCATTGCATTCAAGGTGCACTGTTATTGATTTTAAAATTCCTAAAAGTGAGAAACCTAGACTTGCGTCTGTTTTCTTAGCAAGACTCATGGAGATTTGCACACTTGAAGGAATTAAGTTTGACCAAGCTGTGCTTGCAGAACTAATTATGAAATTCTTTCCCGACTTTAGACGTTGTCTAAATGAGGTTCAAAGATATGGTATCGGTGGAGAAATCGATACTGGGTTGCTTTCTACTCTTGCAGAAGAAAAAATAACACCTTTAATAAACACTCTTAAAGATAAGAAGTGGGGTGAAATGAGAAAATGGGTTGGAGAAAATTCTGACAATGACTTATCTGTAATGTATAGAAAGATATTTAACGCACTTGAAACTAAACTTGAACCTGCCTCGATTCCTGCATGTGTTTTAATCATAGCAGACTATCAGTATAAATCCGCATTTGCGGCCGATACTGAGGTGAATCTTGTTGCATGTTTGACGGAAATAATGAGTGAATGCACATTTAGGAGTAAATAATGCATAGTGTAAATGACGAATTTCCACCTTTCGTTTTGAATGGTGTTGATTCAAATCAAGATATGGTATCAGTAAATTCGACTGACCTTGAAGGTTGGAGAGTATTTTACTTTTATCCAAAAGACTTCACATTCATTTGTCCAACAGAAATTTCTGCAATGGATAAAGTGGTTGAAGCAGGTGCAACAGTTGTAGGATTTAGTGGTGACAATGAATTCTGTAAGAAAGCATGGAAGGAAGTGAATGGTGGTATTAGAAACATCAAACATACCTTACTTGCTGATTGCGGATTATCATTATCCACTGAACTTGGAATTGTTGATTACGAAGCAGGTGTCAGTCTTCGTGCAACTTTTATAGTTGACCCAACTGGCATTATTCAGTCGGTTCAATGTAACGCCTTGGACACTGGTAGGAATGCAGACGAGATTGTTAGAACTCTCAAAGCACTTCAATCAGGTGGTCTTACAGGTTGTTCATGGGACGAGGGAGACGAATTTGTTGCGTAATGGGTGAATTCAATTATAGAGTCGAAAGACAAAGACTTTTACTTGAAGCGGAAGAGTGGGCTAAAGGTGTCCGCTCTATCCACATTCATTCTATAACGTCTATGTGGTATGAAACTGAATTTACTAAAAAAGAAATAGAAGTAAATGGCCCAGTGACAGATACTGAATATAACAATGGAGTTATTACTCGTGAAAGGGACGGTAAAATTATACATACTTTTGGTGAAGCACTAACTGGTGAAGAACTAATAGATTCTTATAGAACTAATACTGCATGAAAAAAACAAATCCCTTTGACTTTGTAAAATCTGTATCATATACCAAGAGAGATATCATGGTAGATGATATCGAAGAAAAACAATACGCCCCATTCCTAACCAATAAAGCATTATCCTATCATCAGGACGCAGTTTATTTTGCAAACGAAATGAACATACGTCATGGTGTAGATAACCGCCTTCAATACCTTTTTTATCTAAATATACTAAGGAAAAGACAAAGATTTTCAACTTGGTCTAAACCCTATGTTAGTAAAAAGTTAGAGACGATAAAGGACTACTATAAAGTAAGTAATCTAAAAGCAAAGGAATATTTAGAAGTTCTTACTGATAAGCAAGTTCGTGAGTTGAAAAAGAGAATGATAAAAGGTGGCAAGGATAATGGAAAGTTATGAACAAGAAGTCAAAGACTTAATCGAAATTACATTCCCCGAAAAAGATGATTTTTTAAAGATACGTGAGACTCTCACGAGGATTGGTGTCGCCTCAAGAAAAGAACAAGAACTTTATCAGTCTTGTCACATTTTACACAAACGTGGTAAGTATTATATCACACACTTCAAAGAACTATTCATATTGGACGGTAAACCTAGTAACCTAGATGAAAACGATATTGGTAGAAGAAACACTATTATTAACCTTTTACAGCAATGGAATCTGTTAAAAGTAGTGAATCCTGACAGTATTAACGAACCTACCGCACCACTTTCACAAATTAAAATCATTCCTTTTAAAGAGAAAAAGGACTGGATTCTTACACCTAAATACAATATCGGTAATAACAAGACCGAAAATTAGATAAATATCCCACATGGTAGGATTTTTATTAGGAATTTTAAAGAACATTGTGCTTAAGTTGGCAACAACTGGCGCATTGAAATTTATGATGCCCACACTATTGAAAATAGATAAATGGTGTGAAGATAAAATTGGCTTGGACATCATAAAACAAGAAGAAAAGTGGTTTGAAAAACACCCTTTACTTCTAAAACGTATCGAGACTTTAGAAAGTAAAATCACTGAACTAGAGTCCAAATAGGAGAATATATGTTTAAAGCAAAATTAGACTTTGTAATGTCTTGGGTTAAATCTAGATTAGCAGAACGAACCTCATGGGACGGTGCTATGATTATTGGTATGTCAGTGTTAGTATTAGTAGCTGCACCTATTATCAAAATGTTAGCTTGGCCCGCATTAGCATATGGAATTTTTACCCTTCTCAAAGAAGAAAAAATAATCGAATAAATAATCTAAAATAATGGAGAATATTATGGAATCATCTATGTGGTTGATACTCTTGATTATCGCAGTGCCCGTGCTTTATGTTTTGAATGACAAGTATGGGTGGGTTGACTCACTGGTGGGTTCACCTAAAGAAGAAGAAGTTGCCTTCAAAGCACCTTCAGCTCAAAAACTTATGAAGTTCACTAAGAAAGAACTTGTTGAGTTTGCTGAAAACAACGGTATTGAAGTTACACCTTCTAAAACAAAAGCTGAGATTATCAAACAAATCAGAAAATAAGTATTCAGGGTGGTTTAAAAAATCGCCCTAAATACTCCTTCCTCAATAGTCCAAACCTATAAATAGAGGCATGGACATATTTCAATTTTTAAGTGAAGTGGGAATCCCAATCGGGACTGCGGTTGTGATGGCTTTCTTCATCTATCTGACACTAAAATATATTTTTGAATCAGTTTTAAGTCAGATAAGTTCCACTGAAAACATCATATCAATGCTCGAGACTAGGGCACGTGTAATGAACAACGATATAATTAAGATAGACTTGTTGGTGAGTAGCGCATTAAAGTTAGCTCCACCGATTGACCGTGTTGCCAGAGCAGAGAATTTTGTAGAGGACGGAACTATAGACGCCAGACGAGACTAATATTATGAGGGAAATTGCAGAATTAATTGCGGAATTCGGTTTCCCTGTGGTCATGGCGATTGGAATGGGTTACTTCATATGGTATGTATGGAAGTTTATTACAGACGAAGTTAAACCTGCATTAGTGCGTATGTTCACTGCAAGTATAAAATTAACTGACCAGCTGAGAATGCTAGACCAAGACATGATTCGTCTTCAAGAAAAAGTGAATACTGTTTTGGAATATCGAGAGCAAGAAGAAATCTTGCAGGACGCAGAAGAAAAAGAAGCTCTCGAAGAGGTAAAGAAGAATGACAAAAGAAAAACTAAAAGATAAACTTGAATTAGGAGTTCTAGTATCTATCTTTATAATATCATTAGTTAGTTTAACACCGTCCGTTTATGCAGACGAATTGGTGCACAAGTTTAAAAACCCAAGCTTTAGTGGCGTGGGAACATCTGCCCATTATTTGACGATTGAGAATCAGGAGAAATCTAGGGCTGATAAAATTGCTGAAGACATAAGGGCAGCTCTTTTGAAACAACAAAGAGAAGCAGAAAATACAGTATTAGCCAAATTTATAAGAAATTTGGAATCACGTATCTATGCTCAGCTGTCAAAACAATTAGTTGAAAATATGTTTTCAAACGAAGAGGGAGCCGCATACGGTTCATTTACATTAGAAGGAAACACTATAACTTATGAAAGGAAAGAAATCTGTGACGCAGATGGGTTATGTGACGATTGGATTGTCATGACCATTACTGGTTCAGACGGAACTTCTACAACTATTGAGATTCCTATAGGCACTGGAGGCTTTTAGTGAAAAACTTTTTGATAGTCGGAGTGTTCGGACTCTTACTGTCTAGTTGTGCAGGTATTCCTCATATGAAAGACAGTTGCACCACTCTCATTATGAATGAGTATGGTGAATGTATTGAAGACCCTGAAGCAATTAAACTTCCTGCATACGCATTATTATTAGATTTACCAGCTGCTGAAGTTATGCCTGTAGTCGCAGTATATGGTTTTAAAGATTTAACAGGACAAAGAAAAAGACAAGACGGAGTCGCAACATTTAGCACAGCAGTCAGTCAAGGTGTTACTGCAATGTTGATAGACGCACTCAAAACTGCAGGTGGTGGAACATGGTTCCGTGTAGTTGAGAGAGAAGGAATAGACAATCTTGTGCGTGAAAGACAAATAGTCAGAAGCACAAGAGAACAATTTAAAGAGGACGGGGACGATAAAACTACAATCCAACCTTTACTCTTTGCTGGCATCATACTTGAAGGTGGAATTATAGGGTATGATACCAATATGGAAACTGGCGGCCGAGGCGCAAGAACGCTTGGCGTAGGACACTCGACTGCCTATCGGAGAGATACTATTGTTGTTTCATTGAGAGCAGTTAGCACTTTAACAGGTGAAGTTCTTATGAATGTCCAAACAAAGAAAACAGTTTTAAGTGTATCTCAAGGATTTGATGTTTTCAAATTCGTGGATATGGATACCCAACTTATAGAAATAGAAGATGGGGTGACAGAGAATGAGTCGGTGACTTTTGCAACGAGGGCTGCTATAGAAGCTGCTGTTCTAGAAATGATTTATCAAGGACATGATAGAAAATACTGGACAATAGACGGAAGACATAGACACCCTCATAATATTGATGGCAGTAATAAACGACATGCCATCGGGGAGAATAACGAAGAAAATGAATAAAACTAAAATAACTTTAGGTTTATTAGTAACTATGCTTGTTATGCCTCTTTTAGCTGATGACGATAACGAAATATTTCTACAACAGTCGGGGGACACACTTACGTTGACCATCGACCAAGTTGGTTACGGAAATAAATTCGGTGGAACTATAGCAAGCGGTTCAGTTGCTTCTGATATGATTTTAACAGGGACAAGTATTACATTTAATCTTGACCAAATCGGAAACAGCAACCAACTATTTGGGCCTGCTATATTAGATAGTTCTACTATAGATATGGTATTCACTGGTGACAGTAATATCTTTGATTGGAATATAGGTGATACTGGGGATTCAGATAATTCTGACTACGATATCACAGTAACTGGTGACAGTAACACTTGGGATTTTGACCAAGGATACGCCGCTAGTGCGAACTATTTGGACATGGATTTAACTTTAGTCGGGAACTCTAACCAGTTCTTTATCGACATAGATTCAGACCAAGCTAAATGGGAAATGGACATTACTGGTGACAGTAATAATGTTGACACAAAACAACTTGACGCTTCCGACCATGACTTAAAAGTTGTGCACGTTGGAGATACTATCAACATGGATATTATACAGTCGTCAGGAACTTGTGGAAATAAAACATGCCCAGGCAAAATTGATTTACAGTTGAGTTCTGATAATGCAACAGTTACAATTAACCAAAAAGATACTGGCGATTAGTGCTATTCTCTTGTCGTATCCCTCTTTTGCGGATACGATAGGAGACATAGTTGAACAGACTGGTATCGGAAACATTATCAGAGAGGGTAGTTTAATACCCTCTTCTGAAATGCCTAGTATAAACCTCTATGACGAGGCAGAAACTGGGAATGGAAGAATGTTAATTGAGTTCTTAGACGAAGAAGAACTTGCATTGACTGAACATACCTTAGTCTTTATAGACGAAGTATACTATGACCCAAATCCTGACTTATCGAAAATGTCGATGAGAATGGTAATGGGCACGGCACGTTTTGCCTCAGGTAAACTGGGTAAAATGAATAAATCGAATATTGCGATTTCTACGCCAACTGCTAATATAGCGATTAACGGCACAGATTTCACAACAACCATCGATGAACTCGGGCGTAGCCTTATTATTTTATTACCTGATGCAAATGGTGACTCATCAGGGTCTATAACAGTAAGTAATGAATCAGGTGTAGAGGTTTTATTGGAAGAAGCATACCAAGCTACAATGGTATCTACTTTGAATTCATATCCAACTACACCAGTTGTAATACAGAACATATCAGCAAGTCTTATTAATAATATGTTTATTGTAAGTCCACCTGCTGATGTTCAACAGGTTATAGATGAATCTGCTACACAATCAGATGACGGTGGTATATTAGACGTAGACTTTTTAGAATTTGACGGTTTAGATACTGACGCATTAAAAGATTCAGAAGGTGATTTAGAATTTTCAGAATTAGATATTGACTTACTTGATGTTGACTTTCTCCAAGATTTACTTGATATAGTTGAAGAGTTAGACAGAAAGGTTGGTATCAATAGAACAGCTGGCAGTGGTGGTAATAATTATGGTATTGAAGGAACTCTTATAGGATTTGATAAAGATACTCAATACAATACTATGGTTGATACAGGTTCAGGATTAGTAACTTTTTATAGAGAGGTTGAAGGAACTATAAGTATAAAGCTACCCATAGATGCAATGGCGTCTATTACGACAATAACAAATGAAAAAGAATCTTTTATAGAAATGGGTGGTGATTCAGCAATTAATATTATTATAAGACAAGGAAATTAAAATGGCACAACCACAACAACAACAAACTCTTCCTGATAAGAAGGAATTGGAAGAAAAAATAAAACAACAACAAGACCCAAGGCATAATCAAGAATGAAATTGACAGGAACACATTTAGGTATAGCAGTCATACTTACATTTTTTATAGGACAGTGCTTTGCTGGCCCTGAACACAACCATGTGCATATTGAACAAGTCGCATCTGGCGACAATGCAAATATTAATATTGCACAAATAGGTTATGAAAATACTATTCAGTTTTCTTTTGCACACGCAAACAATACATTTAATCTTCAACAAAATGGAACTGGTAATTACATTGGTTGGGTATCATACTGGGGTTCAGGAAAATCATGGGGTGGTGACGTTGACGGAACAGGTAATGTAGAAGACGTAATTCAATATGACGGTGCAACTTATGGTAGACATATTTGGGGTAATAATAATGACGTTGACATATATCAAAGTGGTTCGCATACACATAATCTAGACATTCACGTTGACGGTGTAGAACACGAACACTGGCAGGAAGGTTCAGGAAGTCATTATAGTCAAACATATTACTATGGTAATTCAGACGATAGTGTTGTTGATATCATGCAAAAAGGTAGTGCTAATCATAATTCAAGAATAACATTAACAGGTTCAGAACATACAAACCTTAATTTACTGCAACAAGGGAATCAAAATCAATCTTATGTCATAACTAATGCTTGTTATACGGTTGGTGGTTGCACGATAAACATCACTCAAGAATAAATAAAACACCTATTCAATATCTTAATTCTGAGGTATAATAATACGTATGATTAAATTAAAGTATTATAAATATCTTTGTCTTGCAGTTTTAGGATTCTGTTTAGGATTCTACTCAGGAAAAGCACACGCAACACCATACATTGACTTTGATATGGGTGTTCACTGTTTAGCACAGAACATTTATTTTGAGTCAGGTAATCAACCTCTTGCAGGTAAAATTGCGGTAGCACATGTCACTTTGAATCGTGTAGAACATGATATGTTTCCAAATAATATTTGTGACGTAGTATATCAAACTAAACAATGGAGAACTTCTTGGACTGGGAATCAAGTTCCTGTAATAGGACAATGTCAGTTTTCTTGGTTTTGTGACGGTAAATCTGATAGACCAAAAGACAGTAAAACTTGGGCAGAAAGTTTAAAAATTGCTGACGAAGTTATGAACACTGATAAGTATTTTGATGTGACAGAAGGTGCAATGTGGTATCATGCAGATTACATATATCCATATTGGGCACAACATTTAAACCAAACAATACACTTACACGCCCATATATTCTATAGGTAAAGTTTATGTATAAATGGTGGACGGTTTTAATAACCATCGCTCTTTTAGTTGGACTTCGAGTTTCAGACCCATTTCTTATGGAGTCAATCCGACTTAACTATTTCGATTTTTTACAAACACAAAAAGAACCTTTACAGGTTGAAGATATTGTATTGGTAGATATAGATGAAAAGGCATTAGAAAAATATGGTCAGTTCCCATTTCCTAGAGGAGTATGGGCAGAAATGATTTCTAAAACACCTGAAACAAGTCCCTCAGTATTGACCGCTACGTTTGCACAACCTGATAGATTTGGAGAAGACGAAGAACTTAGAAACGCATTAGGAAACAAACTTACACTGCTTTCCGCTTCACCCACTAACCAAAAAGATACAGGAAGTGCACCATATATTGGTATTGCAAAGTTAGGTAAAGGATTACCTGAGAACTGGTTATACTCATATGAGGGTATCTCTAGTCCCATACAAACGCTTCAGGAGGCGGTTTACGGTGTAGGGACTGTAAGTGCTTCACCTTCTATAGACGGAACAATACGTGCAGTTCCACTCGCTGTCATGGCGAATAATCAAATATATCCGTCTCTTGCATTAGAAACACTTAGAGTATTGAATGGTCAACAGTCTTATAATATTAAGATAACACCCGAAGTTGGTGTTGAATGGTTAAGGATAGGCCGACTACCACCATTAACAGTGCAACCAAACGCAGATTTTAATATTGCATTTTGGAATCAATTTGAACGTGTTAGTGCAGTAGAAGAATTACCTGCAGATAAAATTCTTATATGGGGTCTGACTGCTTCAGGTCTGAGTAATCCAGTTTCAACCCCAATGGGTGCAATGTATCCTCACGAAGTTCAAGCGAACCTGATTCAAACCGTCTTGACAGGATTCCAAATACAACGATTCTACTATCTTGAATTTCTAGAAATTTTTCTTGTTCTGATTTCTTCTCTAGTAATATTGGCAATGGTCTACAGACTTCCCACAGTTCTTTCGGGGATAGGGAGTCTAGGTGTCGTTGGATTGCAGGCGTATACGGGGTATTACGTTTGGATAGAGAACTTGATTTTGCTCGATGTCTTTTACTCATCAGTTGCCTCATTGTTAGTTTTTGGTCACGCATCTTTCAACAAATACTTTACTACGTATCAATTGAAAGAACAAATAAAGAAACAGTTCCAAAAATATTTATCTCCTGACATGGTTGAAGAACTTCAAAAAGACCCTTCAAAATTGAGACTTGGTGGAGAAAGAAAGGAAATGACTTTCATGTTTATGGACATCATCGGATTCACTCCCATAAGCGAGGCGTATAAAAACAATGACGACCCCGAAGGATTAGTAGAACTCATAAACAAGTTCCTAGATACGCAAACAAAAATCATTATAAATAATAGGGGAACAATCGACAAGTATATGGGGGATTGTATCATGAGTTTTTGGAACGCCCCTTTAGATTGTAAAAACCATGCTGAACTGGCAATTAAGTCAGCAGTAGAAGTCCTTAAAGCCACTAAAAAATTAAATGCTGAACTTAAACCTCTCAACCTGCCTCCTATTAATGTGGGCATTGGTATCTCCACAGGCGAATGCATCGTTGGGAACATGGGAAGCGAAATACGATTTGACTATTCCGTCATTGGAGACGCAGTCAACTTGGGTGCTAGACTCGAAGGTCAAACGAGAAATTACGATGGGGTTGACGTGTTGTTATCGGAAAGAACTCGTGAATTATGTCCAAGAAGAAAACTCAAGGAAGTTGATAGAATCAAGGTTAAAGGAAAATCAGAAAAGGTCACAATATACACTGTATAACCAACACACTAAAGGACAACTCTACGCATTTGCAGCTCTTCAAGTATTAGACATTTATACCACATATAATGCACTTAAATATAATTGTGTCAGAGAAGTAAATCCAATTCTAGGTGACCAACCAACAGTTGCAAAAATGTTTACAGTAAAAACTTTAGTTCTCATACCAGCTATCGAAGCAGATATGAAAAACGAAAGACTTACAGAAACAACTATGAGACAAGTGAATACCATGATGACAGTGGTGATTGCAAACAATAATTTAGTTGGAAATCGTGCAAAAAGGAACTGCTTAAAATTATGACATTCACAGACGTTCACAAAACTTTGTTTCAGACAGAGTGTATAGTTGAGTATCAATCTTTAACTTCAAGTAAGATTCATAAACTTTTATGCACTATAAAAAAGAAAATTCAATCGCAGGGCGATAAGATTGTAGTATGGGATATCAAAACAAACACATATCATGATATCGAAATAAATACAATTATTTCAATAAACCCTCTTGAAAAAACTCACATTGACCATATATAATATATAAATAAGAATGTAATTGCTCAATTGAGGATTACAGTATATTAACTTGCTTAATTAAAGGAGAAAAATATGACGCATTTAGATATATTTGGTCAATTCAGACCGTTCGCTATAGGATTTGACAGATACTTTGAAGACCTCGAAAGAATGTCAAATATCCCTACTACTAACTACCCACCTTACAATGTTGTAAAGGTTGACGATGAACATTTCAGTGTCGAACTTGCAGTTGCAGGGTTCAGTAAGAAAGACATTTCTATTACTAAAGAAAAAAATGTTCTTATTATTGAGGGTAAAGTAGAAGAAGATTCTAAGGACTTTGTCCATAAGGGACTTGCTTCTAGAGCATTTAAGAGAAGTTGGACTCTCTCAGACGATATTGTTATCGAAGGGGCAGAGTTAAAAGACGGTATCTTATCTGTCAATTTAGAGAAGGTTGTTCCCGAAGAAGATAAACCTGTAGAAATCAAAATTTCTTAGAAACCCACTATACAGACATGCACTTGTTGAGTATAATAGGTGTATGTCTGTAATTTTATCTCAAACCGATTCTGTATATGCAGCTCAAGTCTTTATAGATTACTATAAAGGTTTTGACCGTATAGACGATTATCTCAGAAAAGTTAAACTTGAACGTATAGAAGCAATGCCTACGTCATTGCCTGGCATGGGGCCAGAAGACGATATGTTCAGTGACTTTACTATGCACCCACAAGACATGGAGTTTGAATGTAGAGTTTTATCAAATGAATTATTTGATAACTATCTTGAGATAACAACGTCACACGCACTTGAAAAGTCAATTCCTGGCAAGACTGTGAAGTGGGTTGTATATGAAAAGAACACAAACAAAATCATGGGTTTCATACGTTTCGGCAGTCCAACAATAAATTCTAAACCTAGAAATGAAATGTTGGGAAGACCTTTAGATACTATGAACAAAGACGTTATGAAACGTTTCAATGATTCCGTAATTATGGGATTTACTATTGTTCCAACTCAACCATTTGGATATAATTATCTTGGTGGTAAACTACTTGCAGCTATTTGTTGTTCACACAAAGCACGTAGAGACTTGAACAAGAAATATAAAGGAACGTTTTGTGGATTTGAAACAACCTCTTTGTATGGTTCAACTAAATCTGCTTCACAATATGACGGTATGAAACCCTTCTTAAGATTCAAAGGTCTTACCGATTCGGATTTTGTTCCAAGTATTAATGACGAGAGATACAGAGAATTAAAATTTTGGTTTGAAAACAAAAACAATGGAGTCCCATTAGTTCATGATGATGCTTCTTCTAGAAAAATGAAGACACAACAGAAAATGATTTCTATCATAAAAAACTCACTAAATAATCATGATAAAGAAAAGTTGAAAGAATTCAACCAAACTTTTATAGATGCAAAAGCATTAACAGAAAGGAAAAGACAATACTTTTCTAATTATGGTTATGAGAATGTGGTCGATTATCTTAATCTAGAAACTGACACTCTCAAGAAAGCACCTAACTACGATAGATACGAGTTTGAAGGTGTAGTTGAGTGGTGGAAGAAACTTGCTAGTAAAAGGTATGATAAACTTAAATCTGAGGACAGACTGAGAACCAAATTAGAAACGTGGAATGTCAATGCAGAGGACATAGACATTATTAGATAAGTTTAGCGGAGATGGTCTAAGGCAAGACGCTATGATTCCATCATGGAAACGATAGTTCAAATCTATCTCTCCGCTCCAGTTTCATATGAGTAAAAATATACCTATAACAGCTGTTGACCAATATGACTTTCTAGAACATAGAAGGGAACAGGAAAAATTACATTGGAGTAAACAAGAAAATGTTAGACCTCTTGATTCAATTCTTACGGTTGAAATTAATACTACTGAGTTGTGCAACAGGACATGTGTCTTTTGTCCAAGACATGACCCAGCAGTATTTCCCAACAGGAATCTCCATCTTACAGTTAAGGGTGCTCAAACCATTGCGGAAGAACTAGGAGAAAATGGTTTTAATGGAAAGATATCATTTAGTGGTTTTGGTGAAAATTTATTGAATCCAAATTTTGTAGAAATAGTAAAAGAATTTCATCACCATTTACCAACCGCTACATTAGAATGTAATACTAATGGAGATAAACTTACAGAAGATTACATTCATAGATTGTATAGAGCAGGATTAAATTTACTTTATATAAATCTTTATGACGGTATAGAACAAATGGCACATTTTGAAAGTATGTTAACAAAAGTGCCAGAGGATAGATATAAATTTAGAATGCACTGGGGAGATTTTGAGAAACACGGATTGATTCTCAATAACCGTAGTGGGGTAATGGACTGGGTCGGGATAGAAGAAACAGACATTTCATCTTTAAAAGGAAAACCTTGCCATTACCCTTTCTACAAAATGTTTGTTGACTGGAACGGGGACGTTCTATTCTGTTCAAACGATTGGGGTAGAGAACATGTTGTAGGTAACTTACTCACTATGTCTTTACATGACGTATGGTTTAGTAAACCTATGACAAAGATACGTAAGAGATTAATGAAAGGCGATAGAAGTCATTCACCATGTAATAAATGCAGTGTAGACGGTTCACTATTTGGCAAACCGTCCTTTGATTTGGTAAAAGAATATTATGAAAGTAGCAATAACAGGAAGTAGTGGTCTAGCAAAGACAATTAAAGACACTCTAGAATCAACACCATTCCAAGGTGATACTATAGAAGTGCATACACCTAGGATAGAAGATATCATAATGAATGGTATGAACTGGTGGGGATTTGCAAATGTAGATGTGTTAATTAATTTTGCATATGATGATTTTGAACAAACAAAAATACTTCAATACGCACATGATTCTTGGATAGATAAAGAAGACAAATATATTATTAACTTTTCTTCAAGAGCCGCTCAACCAAACATATCAAAAGGTTATCTTTATTCAGCTGCTAAAGCGTCTTTAAATCATCTTGCAAATAACTTGCAATACAACTCAGATAAAAAATACAAAATGACAACATTAAATCTAGGACTTTTAAATTCACCTATGCCTAGTATATCACGTGACCAAGTTGCAGGTATAGTTTACAAACTCATAACAAGTTATCCTGAATTAGAAATAGCAGACATGACTATTCAAGCACACCATAACTATAAAAGTGTGCAGGATATGAAACTGTTTCAGAAGGGAGAATTGCATTGAGTTTAATCGGTGACATGTATAGAATAGTGGAGAATCCTAATCAAAAGGACGAGGAACACTATGCTCTAGAAATTATAAAGGGTGAATTTAAAGACACCGTTTATCAATATGGAAGGGTTCAATTCGTTGAAGGAAAACCCGAATTAAACTTTGAAAGAATTATTAGAAGAGTTCCCGAAGGTATGGATTTATCAGATTTAGAAAAAGATGAAGACCTAAATAACCTCATGGGAGATATTCTAGTTGAACTACTGGAAGAACAAGTCGCAAAGACAGGAGAACAAAATGAACGTAAATAGATGTAAAGAAGCAATAAAAAGACATGAAGGCGAAGTGCTGGAAATTTATATTGATTCACTTGGATTCAAAACTTTGGGTGTCGGACACTTGTGTCAACCTGATGACCCTGAATATGATTGGGAAGTAGGAACTGCAGTTTCACAGGAAGTTGTGGACGCATACTATGACTCAGATTTTGACAAACACATGGACGAAACAGTTCACGTAGTTGGTCAAGACGTTTGGAACACTCTACCAGGCGATATTCAAGAAGTTTTGGTAAATATGTGTTTCAATCTTGGTGGAACTCGTTTAGGTAAATTTAGAAATATGCTTAACGCAGTAGAAGACCATGATTGGACAAGAATGGCAATCGAAATGGAAGATAGCCGTTGGTTTAAACAAGTAGGTAGAAGGAGTGTCGAACTACAAGAAACAGTTAGGAATGTATGATTGATTTTCAAGACAAAGTATTAAATGCGATTGTTCAACAAGCAGACGCAATGATTTCAAAACATAAAATTAATGTTGAAGTATTAACAAAGAACGCAAGTGGTGTCGCAGAACACCCTGACTTAATGAAGACAGTGGAAGACGAGTTAGCTCAAATAGCACACTGGACTGATATTAAGGACGTTGCAATCAATAATTTTGATTTTCATTCTAAAAAGAATCTTGTAGAATAGTCTAGTCTGTAGTATAATTATATTATGGATTTCTATACTAATGTAGCAAGAACACGTGACAAAATTTTAGTAGTAGGATATCAAGGTAACAAGAAGGTAAAACTTCAAGTTGCCTATCGTCCGAATCACTACGTCAAATCAAAGAAAGGTCAAACCGCTTATAGGTCTTTAGACGGACAACCACTTGAGGTTGTCAATCTAAATTCTATGGGTGGTGCACGTAAGTTCAGAGAACAATATGAACAGGTTGAAGGATTTGATATCCACGGATATGACCGTTACGTCTACACATACATTGCAGATAAGTTCCAAGGAACTATAGAACCTAATCCCAAACTCATTCGTGTCGCTTCACTTGATATTGAGTGTGAATGTGAAGAGGGTTTTCCTGACCCTATGGAAGCGAAAGAAAAAGTCAACGCAATCACAATCAAACCATTCGGTAAAAACTCAGTTACATTTGGAATCGGCCCATGGGACGCACCTGCTAATGTAGACTATGTTGATTGTCAAGACGAAGCATTCCTATTGGAAGAGTTTATTAAGTATTGGGACAAACAATCTTTTGATATCATTACAGGTTGGAATGTAAACTCATTTGATATTACATATCTTTGTAATCGTATTGATAGATTATTTGGTGACGGATACCACAAAAAACTTTCGCCTTGGAGAATGTCAGACGTAAGAGAATTTACACAGTATGGTTATCAAAAGAATCAAGTCTATAACTTATATGGTGTCAATGTTCTTGACTATCTTGAACTATACAAAAAGAATACATTTATCAAACAAGAGAGTTATAAACTTGACCATATAGCACAAGTAGAACTTGGTAAAGGTAAACTTGACTATTCTGAATACGGTTCTCTTCACACATTATACAGAACTAACTATCCGTTGTTCCTAGAATATAATGTGCGTGACGTAGAACTGATTGAAGAACTAGAAGACAAACTAGGATTCATTGAACTGATTCAATCCATGGCTTATACTGCTAAATGTAATTATGCAGATACATTTGGAATGGTAAAGTATTGGGAAACAATTATTTACAACTTCCTAAAAGAACAGGGAATCCAAACACCACCACAGAAATTACGTGGACAAGATAAGACTAATAAGATTGAAGGTGCATATGTCAAAGAACCACTTGTCGGTGGACATGACTGGGTTGTATCATTTGACTTGAACTCACTCTATCCGCATATTATTATGCAATATAATATCTCGCCTGAAAAAATGATTAAAGGTAAGGTTGACGTTTCTGTTCCAAAACTATTAGACGGTAAAACTAAAATTACAGGTGACTATGCTGTAACACCAAACGGTGCACAATTCAAAAAAGATAAACAGGGTTTTCTTCCTGAACTTATGGAACAATTCTATGACGAAAGAAAGTTGTGGAAGAAGAAAATGATTGAGTATCAAATTGAAAGTGAATCTTGTAAAGACAGGGCAAGAAAACGTGAACTAAACACACTAATCAAACGTGCGTATAACAACCAACAAGTTCGTAAGATTGCATTGAACAGTGCTTATGGTGCTCTTGCTAATCAATGGTTCGCATTCTTTTCAGTTGACCTCGCAGAAGCGATTACAACTTCGGGTCAATTAATTATTCAATGGGGTGAGAAAATAATTAATGATTGGTTAAACCAAGTCCTCAAAACAGAAGGTAAGGACTACGTGATTGCTATTGATACAGATTCGTTATACATTACACTGGACGATTTAGTTCAACAAGTATTTCCCGAAGACACACCGAAGGCGAAAATTATTGACTTCATTAATACTATTTCAGAAGATACTATCGAACCTGTTCTTGCAAAAGGATATGAACAACTTGCACACAATACAAATGCATTCCAACAGAAAATGCAAATGGGACGTGAGGTGATTGCAGACAGAGGTATTTGGACTGCTAAGAAAAGATATATCTTGAATGTGCATGATAACGAAGGAGTCAGACTCGCAGAACCTAAACTTAAAATGATGGGGATTGAAACTGCAAAGTCTTCAACACCACAATGGGTCAGAGGTAAACTTACAGACGCATTTAATGTTGTCATGAATGGAACAGAACAAGACTTATGGGAATTCGTAGAAACTGCCCGTAGAGACTTTAGGACGCTACCGCCTGAGGAAGTTGCATTCCCTAGAGGTTGTCGTGGACTCAGACAGTATTCAGATAGAACAATGATTTATAGTAAAGGAACACCCATACACGTAAGAGGTGCTTTACTTTACAACAAACTCTTGCAGGATAAAAATCTTGACATGAGGTATGAGTTAATCAAGGAAGCAGAACAATTACATTTCTCTTACTTGACCACACCCAATCCTATCAATGAGAATGTGATATCTTTCATACAGTCATTACCAAAAGAATTTGATTTACATAGATTTATTGACCATGATAAACAATTTGATAAAGCATTTGTTGAACCATTGAAAGCAGTGATTGGATTAATTGGTTGGAACCCTGAACCAGTCGCAAGTCTTGATAGTTTCTTTTCGTAATCAACAGCGCCCTTTCATAAATAAAGGGTTATGTATGAATATAGAGCAAAAATTTTAAAAGTCATAGATGGAGACACAGTAGATGTTGATATCGACCTAGGTTTTGGCGTAGTCTTAACAGACGAAAGAGTCAGAATGATGGGCATCGATACACCTGAAAGCCGAACAAGAGATAAAGTTGAAAAAACTTTTGGTAAAGCTTCAAAGGCACGTTTAATTGAAATTTTGGGAGAAGATACTATATTACAGACTCAGATAAATAAAGACGGTGAAGATATGAAAGGAAAATTTGGAAGAATCTTAGGAGACTTTCAAATAGAAGTTGACGGTGAAACTAAACTAGCAACACAAATGTTAGTTGAAGAGGGACATGCAGTTCCTTATTTTGGTGGTTCTAAAGACGATATAAAAGAACAACATATGGTAAATAGAAAAAGATTAATTGATGAAGAAGTCGTAATCATGAGTTATGATATGGCGGGAGTCGAGTAATGTTGATAGAATGGATGGACGTAATATACGTATGCTTAATAGGAATTATTTTTGCATTTATTCTTCACATTGAAACCGAACTTCACACGATTAAAACAATGATTGAAGAAACAATCAAATATCGTGACGAATCCTCAAAACTTAAAAACGGTAACGGTCACAGCAAATCTAAATCTGAAAAACCCTCTTGAGGGAAACCATTATACGTAGTATAATGTATATACATTATGGAGAAGTGTTATGTCATTTATTAAAGACTTAGTTAAATCGTCAGGGAATGAATACGCAAGTATTGTTTCTGACGGTGTAGCTGCGGGCGATGTAGACCAATTCGTTGATACGGGTTCGTATATATTTAACGCATTATTAAGTGGTTCACTAAACGGTGGACTACCTATGAACAAAATCACTGCACTTGCAGGTGAGTCTGCCACAGGTAAGACTTTCTTTGCATTGGGTATGGTCAAACAATTCTTGGAAGACCACCCTGAAGCTGCTGTGATTTACTTTGAATCAGAATCAGCATTGACAAAAGATATGATTGAAGAACGAGGAATCGATTCTAATCGTATTGTTATTGTTCCTGTTGTGACGGTTCAAGAATTTAGAAACCAATCCCTTAGCATACTTGATAAGTATCTTGAGACTGATGAATCAGAACGTCCACCAATGATGTTTTGTTTAGATTCTCTTGGTATGTTATCAACTACTAAAGAGATTGAAGATACTGCAGAAGGAAAAGAGACAAAAGATATGACTCGTGCCCAAATTACTAAGGGTGCATTTAGAGTCTTGACTTTGAAACTTGGACGTGCAAAAGTGCCAATGATTGTTACTAATCACACTTATGACGTTATCGGTTCCATGTTCCCACAAAAAGAAATGGGTGGTGGAAGTGGTCTGAAATATGCAGCTTCTTCAATTATTTTCTTATCTAAAAGAAAAGAGAAAGACGGGACAGAAATCGTTGGTAATATCATTCATTGTAAGAATGCTAAATCAAGATTGACTGTAGAGAACAGAATGGTAGATGTCAGACTTACATATGATAAAGGTCTTGATAGATACTATGGTCTGTTAGACCTTGCTCTTGCCTTTGACGTATTCAAGAAACAAGGAACGAGAGTTCTTTTACCAACAGGTAAAACAGAATATGGTAAGACAATCAATAATAACCCCGAAAAATACTTCACCGAAGAAGTAATGGCGGATTTAGAAGTAGTAGTTAATGAGTATTTTAAGTATGGAAAATCAACAAGCGAGACTGGAACAGACGATTCTCAAGAATCTAGTTCATAACGAAACATTTAGTAGAAAAGTTCTCCCTTATATCAAGGGTTCATATTTTACTGAGTTAGACGAAAGGACTGTATTTTCAGAAATATCTGATTACTTCCTAAAGTTCAACCAGCCCCCTACAACTGAAGCACTTCTCATAAACCTAGAGAATAATGAAGATTTATCTGATAATATTCTTGGTTCAGCACAATCAGTTGTAGCGGGGTTCGGTTCTTTTCATGAAGATACTCCTGTAGAATGGTTGACAGAAGAAACTGAAAAGTGGTGTCAAGACAGGGCAATCTATCTTGCACTTATGGATAGTATTGAAGTTGTAGACAAAAAGTCTCAAAGGTCTACAGGTGAGATTCCTGAGTTATTGAAGGACGCTCTATCAGTTACGTTTGACGCAAATGTAGGTCATAACGTATTAGAAGACGCAGACGCAAGATTTGATTTCTATACTACAGAAGAAGAGAAGATACCATTTGATTTAGAATACTTCAACAAAGTAACCAAGGGTGGTTTACCAAACAAGACTTTGAATATTTGTCTTGCAGGAACTGGTGTTGGTAAATCATTATTCATGTGTCATTGTGCTTCTGCTCATTTACTTATGGGTAAGAATGTATTGTATATCACCATGGAAATGTCAGAAGAAAGAATCGCAGAAAGAATTGATTCAAACATTATGAATGTGCCAATCAAAGAATTACCTGACATGTCTAAATCAATGTATGGTAAAAAGATTGAGAAACTAAAAGACAAAACAAAAGGTAGAGTATTCATTAAAGAATATCCTACAGCAGCTGCTCATGTCGGACACTTTAGACATTTACTGCAAGAACTAGAACTTAAGAAAGATTTTAAACCCGATATAATTTATATCGATTATCTAAACATATGCGGGTCATTACGTATCAGACCAGGCGCTGGTGCAAACTCTTACACATTAGTCAAGAGTATTGCTGAAGAAATGCGTGGTCTTGCGGTTGAATATGACGTGCCTATTATGAGTGCAACACAAACTACAAGAAGTGGTTTTGGTTCTACTGATATTGGTTTGGAAGATACTTCTGAATCCTTTGGACTGCCTGCAACTGCAGACTTTATGTTCGCACTGATTACGTCCGAAGAACTAGAAGAGTTAGACCAAATGGTGGTCAAACAATTGAAAAACAGATACAACGACCCTACAGTATTCAAAAGATTTGTAGTGGGTGTTGATAGAAGTCGTATGAAATTCTATGACTGTGAACAAGAAGCACAGGAAGAACTCGTTGATAGTGCAATTGCACAGGAAGACGATACGCCTGTAATGGACAGAAATGAAAAATTCAAGGACTTCAAAATATAAAAATACCTAAATAGTAAGACAGAATGGTATTATAATGACTAAGAATTTGAAATCGCAAGAAGTTATAAATTTAATTCAACAAAAAGTAGTATTAAAGAAAGAACTAAGAATTGCAAGAAAAGAAAAAGACACTGGTGAGGTGCAACGCCTTAATGGTGCTATATCTGTTATAGAATCAGAACTATCTTCGACACCACTTCAAAAATCATAAATAGTAGACAAACACTTCAAAAGGTGGTAGCCTACTATTATGGCAGTTAAAAATTTACATTTAGAACATTTAGAAGACGAGATTATCAATAATGGTATTGATGGCGGACGTTCTGCTATCTATTTTCTAATAGAACTACGTAAAATGCTCAAGGGTTCTAGTAACTCTAGAGTTAATATGACAGTAAAATGGGACGGTGCACCTGCTATTTGGGCAGGCCCACACCCTGTGACAGGAGACTTCTTTGTTGCGAAGAAATCTTTATTCAATAAAACTCCTTTATTCTATACTTCCGAAAAAGAAATCAAAGACGCACCTGAACTCTCAGGCGATTTACAATCAAAATTTTTAGATTCATATAGATACCTTTCAAAAATAGGAATGGATAAAATTCTTCAAGGTGATTTAATGTTCACTAACGATAAAGGTTCTACTAAATTTGAAGACGGTAAGTATATTACATTTCAACCTAATACAATTCTGTATGCAGTCAAAGAAGATTCAGACTTAGGTAAAAGAATTGCAAAAGCAAAACTCGGAATTGTATTTCACACAACATACAGTGGTTCTACCATAGAAGATTTAGGTGCCTCTTTTGGTGCAAATATAAATGGTTTGAAACAAGGTGACTGTTGGATAGATGACGCAACATATAAAGACGTTAGTGGAACAGGTTCAATGACTGCTAAAGAAGCAATGGGTCTATCAAAAGTTTTACAAGAAACAGGAAAAAACTTTCATGGTATTAAGAAAGGAGACCTAGTTAAGTTTCAAAAAGTTATGGATACTATGAATGCAAAAGGAGCTGCTGGTGCAACATATAAAACATATACTAATTCACTTATACGTTCAGGTAAATTTAAACCTAACGCACAAGAATACATAAATTATGTTGGAACATACTGGGAAGAAAAGGTAATTGCAAAAGTAAAACAAGAAAAAACAAAAGAAATTAAAAGAGAGATTGGTCAAGATTTAATTAAAGAACTAAACGGAATAAGAAAAATGATTGATAATCTCACGTCTTTTCAAGCAAATTTAGTTCAAGGTAAAATGATTATCATTAGTGCTCTTAATAGAATCAAAGGAATAGGAACATTTAAGAAAACAGAAAAGGGTTTTGAAGTAGTAAACCCCGAAGGTTACGTAGCAATTGACAAAGAAGGTGGTGCAGTCAAACTTGTAGACCGTATGGAGTTTGCGTATAATAACTTTACTGCACAAAAGAATTGGGATAAATAAAGATATGAATTACGAACAAATTATAGAAGAAGCAGAATACCAAGGTAAAAAGGTTAAATTAAATGACCCAATCAGACTTCCTACAGGTAGTAAAAAGAAGTTTAGAGTATATGTTAAAAACGACAAAGATAATATTGTTAAAGTTGAGTTTGGTGACCCAAATATGGAAATCAAACGTGACGACCCTAAACGATTAAAAGCATATCGTTCTAGAATGAACTGCGATACAGACCCAGGCCCAAAATGGAAAGCAAACTATTGGTCTTGTTGGCAGTGGAGAGCAAACGCACCAGTTGATAACGATTATAAACCAGTATCATTTGGTCAATTTATGGACGAAGGTTTCAATGAAGACGTTTAGAAATTTCAATGAAGCAAAAGAAAAAGGTGCTACCTTTACTTTCGGACGTTTCAATCCACCAACAACTGGTCACGCAAAACTGGTCAGTAAGTTAGAACAATCTTCTAAGGGTGGATACGTGCCTTTAATTTATACTTCACATTCCAGTGACCCTAAAAAGAATCCACTCAGTTATAAACAAAAGATTTCTTATCTTAAAAAGTTTTTTAAAGTTGGTATTATTGACACACCTGCAAGAACTATATTTGAAATAGTAGTAGACTTACACAACAAAGGATTTACAGACGTGCGTATGGTTGTAGGTTCTGATAGAGTTAAAGAGTTTGATATGCTTATCAAAAAGTATAACGGACAGAAAGGAAGACACGGATTCTATAAATTTAATTCAATACAAATTATATCTGCTGGTGAACGTGACCCTGACGCAGATGATGTATCAGGAATGAGTGCAAGTAAAATGAGAGCACTTGCTTCAGAAGGAGACTTTGAAGCATTCGCACAAGGTGTTCCTAGTAAAAATAAAAGAGCTGCACAGTCATTATATAAAGACGTTAGAACTGGTATGGGTATTAAAGAAGAACACATACCATGGTATATCAAAGAAGATTTAATTAAAGAAGGTGTTTATGACCAAGGAATATTTAAAGCAGTATTTCTCATGGGTGGGCCAGGTTCAGGTAAATCTACAGTCGTAGACAGATTAGCACTTAAACCACTAGGTCTTAAACTTGTAAACACAGACAAGGCTTTTGAAGTTGGATTGAAAAAAGCAGGAATGTCTCTTGACTTACGTGGTGCAGACTTTGATAAAGTTGACCCGATTCGTGCGAAAGCAAAGAAGATTACAGGTCTGAATCTAGATGCATACATTGACGGAAGACTAGGTCTTATCTTTGATACTACAGCTGCTAAATCTTCTAAGATTGCAAACTATAAAAAGATGTTAGACAAACTAGGATATGATTACAAAATGATATTTGTAAATGCAAACTTAGAAAATGCACAAAAAAGAAATGACATGAGAGCAAGAAAACTTCCACCTGAAATTGTAAAAGGTGACTGGGATAATGCACAAAAAAATGCAAATATTTTTAGAAAAATGTTCGGTAAAGATTTCGTAGAAGTTTCAAATGACGATGACGTTAAATCTTTAGAAAAGAAAACAGACCAATTGTATAGTAAATTACTGTCATGGACAAGTAAATTTCCTGGCAATAAAATGGCAACCCGCTGGAGAGAACAAGAACTTCTTATGAAGAAGTCTAAATAGTAATATGAGAAAATCAAAAACATACAAACAATCTGAGTGGTTAGTTGAGGGGCCAGAAGAAATGGCAAAACTCAAAGCAGACCAAGCACGAGAATCAGAAGACCTTAAACGAAGACACGAAGACGAGGTAGAGGCTCTCAAAGCAAGACACGAAAGGGAAAACGATAGACAAACTAAGAAAGACGAAGCAGAAAAAGAAAGAGAAGCACTTGCGTCTCAATCAGAGGATACTCTTCCTGATATTGAAGATTCAAAATATTTAAAAGATACAGTAGACGAAGGTAAATTAGTTGCAGGTCAATTAATGATTATCAGTAGTGTAATGGAGAGTATCAAAAATATAGTTGAAAGTGAATTTAAAAAGTCTACTGAATCAGGTGTCAATCTTCTCAACAAATTAAGTAGAAGTGTTGGACTGAAAAAAACTGTTAGTGCTAAAATGCAAAAAAAGAATACATTGTTTTTGAAACAAGACATGTCAGAGACTACAAAATTTCAAATTGAAAAAGATATGACTGCAATTTCTTCATGGAAAAAGAACATAAAGAAAGTTAAAGGTCTTACTAAAGACCAACTACAAGCATTATCTACATTACCTACACCAGTTATTACTGCACTTATAAATCAAATCGGTATGGTTGTCGCAGGTGAAGATAAAGAAGAACAAGATAGTGATATCAAAGACAAAGAAGGAACTCAACCTAAAAAATATTACAAAGGTTTAGACAAAAAAACCAAAGAAAAAAGAGACGCACACTTCAAACAAGGTAAAACTGGGCCTGCGCCAGGCGATGAAGACGAAGACGGAGAACCAGTAAAAACTAAAAAGTCAGTTCACACTAAAAAGTTTGATAAAATGTTTGGTGAAAAACTAAGTAAAAACGCAGACGCAGGTGATTATGTAAAAGATTTTAGGAAGTCAGACGCACCACAATTCAAAGGTAAGTCTGATAAAAAGATACAAAAGATGGCCATAGCGGCTTACCTTGATAAAAAGGATAAATAATACCATGAGTGGAAATAAAACAGATAACGGGGTTCACGAAGTAGGAACAGACGAAATTAGACTAGCGTATCAAAATGACACGCCTGGACAAGACGTTGAAGGTTACATTAGAGAACAAGAAAAATCTTTCCACGAACAAAAAAATAGAAGTAAAAAACACTTTAGTCAAGTATTCCAAAATCCTTTAGACGGATATCCATACAACGAATCAATTACAGTTAGACCTATCAAGGAAGACTTTGGTATGTTTGATTTAAGTGAAGGCATGAAAATGAAAGATATCATGCGTAAACATAAACGGGAATTGCAAAAAGCTCAAAGAAGTGGTAATTTAGAATTATCTAAAAAAGCAGAAGATGATTTAATGCAGTGGGCTATGGATAATGGGGAAGTAAATACTGATGACCCTGATGATTTTATTGATTGGTTAGACATGAACTTAGATGATATTGTTAAGGGTAAAATCAGAGAAGGATTCAAAAGTGACGCACAGAGAAGAGCTGCTTTTGCAAGTGGATATAAAGCAAAAGGTAAAAAAGGTAAGAAAGAAGAAGTTAAAGAAACAACTGATAAAGAAATTAATGCAGTTAAAAAACTTTCTAAAGATATGCAAAGTGTATTAAAGGGATATCAAAAAATCACTGGAATGGGTGATAAAGAACTCAAAGACACAAAACACAACGATACTTATAAATCAATTTTAGATGCAAGAGATAAAGTCGTTACACTTATCGGAACACTTCAAACAGGTAAATTACTTAAAGGTGAAGAACTCAAAACATTTGGAGACATAGAATTAGAACTAAATGAGAATGAAAAAGGTTTAAAAAACAAAGCAGAAAAATCAGGAATATCACTTAGTATTTTAAAACAAGTTTATGACAGAGGTTTAGCTGCTTATAAAACAGGACATAGACCAGGCGCAACAGCACCTCAATGGGCTATGGCAAGAGTCAATTCCTTCATAACTAAAGGTGAAGGGACTTGGGGTAAGGCAGATAAAGACCTTGCAGATAAAGTAAGAGGTTCAAAGAAATAACATAATGGAGTAAGTGGTCATGGTTAATGAGGACTGGTTAAACAAACACGGAACTCATGAACAATATGTCATCAGGACATACGATTCATCAACAGACTGGATACAAACTACTAAAAAGGATATGGTCTATGTGCTTTCGGGTGCAGGTTGGCAAATTCTTTATGAAAGTGACGAAGAATATGGGACAGGTAATAAATTAGTCGCAGGAACTAAGTTTATGTTACCCGAAAAAGTGAATTATAAAATTATTAATAAGGAGAATATAGATTCAAAGTTGACTCTCAAGGTTGAGTTTATATAAATAAAGGTAGTATGAGTAATATACAAGATTGGAAATCAGAATTAGCTAAAGTTCGTGCTTTCGTTAAGAAAGACGCACCTGAACCTGTCGCTGAAGAAAAGACACAGGACGAAATTATTGCGGAAGAAATTGACGCACTTTTAGACGGTTTTGAAGACCCAATTGTTGAAGATACTCAAGAAGAATCCGATGTAAACACCAAACTTTTAGAAAAAAATATGTTAGGTAGACTAGCAAAATCATTGGAACTAAACGAAGATAAAAAAACAATGCTTTTTAATTATTTTGAAAAGGGAGAACTAATCCAATGAGCATAAATCAACTACCAAATGACTTAATAGAAGCTTCTAAACAAGTCTTAACTAAAGAGGAAGACTACAAAGATTTCTTCCAAAAAGTAATGAAGAAATTCGGTGTCAAATCGCCAGGCGAATTGTCAGGTGATAAAGAAAAAGAATTCTATAATTACATTGATAAAAACTGGAAAGGCAAGAAAGAAGACATTGATAAAATGCAAGAGTGGATTTCTGCTGGCGGTGAAAGACGTAGAGTCAAAGAAGGTGATTCTAGAAAAGTCAAAGTCGAAGACGTAGTCAGAGATATGTGGGAACAGTCTGCTAAAGAACAGGGAGAAACACCTGTGGGAAAGTATCAGACGCCTAAGTTAAGAGATGAAAGTCTTGACGAAGGCATAAAAAAATCAAAATTAAAAATTGATAATAGAATTCTAAAAGACTTAAAGAAACTCGAAAAAAACGAAAAGGGAATGAACGATAAAGAAGTTAAGTTCATTCATGACATGTTTAAAAAAGGAGTAGAAGTAGAATCAGAAGACGGAGAACCTGCTGTAATATCAAACAAGGCACTCAAAACTTTAGATAAAGTTTGGGGTAAACTAGACACATTTGTAAGAGATGAAATTTACTCTATCATGAAAAAACATGATGACGACCAAATGTCAGCAGTTCTTGGGCCATATGTCTACGGATAGGAGATAAAATGCATTACCAAGGAAATATTTTTCAAGAATTAAAAGAAAAGAAAGTCTTAGACAAAGACGGAAAAGTTGACGCACTTGGCCCATACGGTAAAATGAAACTTACTGGTATGGAAGTAAATAATTATTTCAAAAAGAACAAAGTCAAAGACGCTAAGGTTAAAAAAGCAGTAGAGGTTGCATTAGACTTAAGTGGTGCACATTCAGTTGCAACTAAAGAAATTGCAAAGTTCTATGGTAACGCAATGCTTAAAA